CGTTTATGAAATCCTCAGGCTTCATTCCTGAAACAAGAATGTAGTAGTTTCTGAGATCATCTGCAGCCAAGTCCTCATTACGAACATACACAAGATAAACATATGCTCCAGAACCTGATGCTCTAAAAAGAGCGTTTCCTGAATTGCAGTCAGCGTATGAAGTCTTTGCACAATCAATTGACTTATTTGCAGCAACAACAGAGTCGTCTCTCGCAGGCATAGTCACATTGACCGTCCACTTGTTGTTGACGTTGTTCTTCTCAAATGCGAAAATGTAATACTCATCGCTTATTGAAAGCATGCACTCTTGTGGTTCATTGCTTGAGATCTGATAGACGTAAAACGCATCGTTCAGCTTCATCAACTGATTGTGAATGTCACCGACAAAATTCGCGAAACGCTCGACTTCAGCTTGATTCTTTTTATCGTCCTTATATTTTTTGAATTGATCGACTCTATACTTTCGACTGTTTACTGCAGACTTAATTGCAGAATAAATGCCATAACCAATGATTGCAACACCTACAACTGCCAAGGTCGCAACACCTACAACCCATCCTGCGACAGGAATCGATGCACATGCAGCAATGTATGTGATGAGAATCGCAGCTCCTACAGCTGCACTGCCAATAAGAGATGATGCTCCGATAGATTTGAGCATTGTCATAAACTCATCTGTTGTAAGACCTTCAGTTGCGCAAGTATCGATCACGAGTCTATCGACCTGATCCCAATCCATGAGTGTCGAGCTAAAGCTCAGTGTTGCTGGTTCTGTTATTGCAGGAAGATTCTCATCTTGCATGTCAACGTCATACTCTTGTACGTCAGCAACAAGCACTTGCGTGAAAGTCAAAGTAAATGCAAGAGAGTTCACTCGCTCAGTCCATTGAATTGATGTTAGAACCATGTTCTCTCTTTGTAAGAACCGAACTTCATTTGTGTTCATTGCGAGTTTTGTGATTGAACATATGTATGCGTTATTCTTGATTTTGCCGAATGTCTCTTGACATGCTTTGAGCGTTGGTTTGAATCCATCGAAGTTGATGTTATCTGAACCATTCATTGAGAGTTCGCCGCTAATTGTCATTGAGCAAGGTTCTTTGATCATGTGATCTGCAACCATATCGCCTGTGACGATCGGATGTGTCGTAAGTTGAGAGCTCTCAGCGACCTGAACATCTTCAATCGAATCAAGCAAAATCGTTTTTGGAGTTTTTGAAATAACGTTTCCGCCATCATCGAACTCAATGTCTGCATAGTCAATTTTTACTGCGATAAGCGCTTGCATAGTTTATACCTCCTTTACTGTAATGCTTTGATAATTTGTTCATATGTCAATTGACCTGCATGAGCAAGCCAAGTTTGGTCAGACTTAGCAACATTGTTGAACGTGTTGTCGATCGAAACATTTGTGCCCGAATTGATGTTCGAGTAATTGCTAATAATTGATGCCGTGTTTGCAGCTTTTTGAGAGTCTGACGTTCGAGCATCAGGATTGAGCCATTGGACGATCTTTCCGAGTGCGGTAATTGCGAATTCAGCGAGTGAGATGATGCCTTTCATCGCAGCTCGGATTGTGTCCTGATTGTTCATGAAGAAATCGACAACTTCAAGCTTCACATCTTCTTTGAACTCTTCCATTTGTGTATTGAACTCTTGCATTGAGTCGAACATACCACTGTTGTAGAGCTCATTGTATTTTCCGCTGTATTTCTCGAATGACTTTCTGAAGAGCTCCAACTCCTGTTGGTTTGCATACATCAAGTCCTCTTCGCTCTTAAAACCAAGTGTGCTCATAGCTTTCGTATAGCCATATGCTTCGCTATTTGAGAAGCCATAGCGCATCATCAGATCTCGAGTATTAGCATCTGAGAGTTGCGAGAAGTTTAAGATATTTTCGAGCTCGTCAAAGCCGCTCGCAAGAAGTGAACCGAGTGATTCGAGTGCAGATGTGAGAATATCGTTTAATGAATCAAAATCTCCACTAAACAATTTCGAAGCATTCTCAAAGAGCTCTCCGGTTCCTGACATGAATTTGCCAAAAGTCTTACCAAGTGCGTTATCTGTCTCGGATAATGCATCGCCAAAAGACGAAAATCCGTCACCAATTGATGACAGAATTTCCTTTTGTAAGTCTTTGCGTTTTTGTTTCTCTGCATTTACATCTTCAGGCTTTTCACGTTGCTTGTCTTTAAGCTGTTTTTTCAGCTTTTCAAGCTCTTTTTCGAGATTATCTCTTGTTTTGTTCGTGATGTCATTGTCAACATTTGCGATTGTGTCGAGCATATTCTCAATGCTCGAAATTTGATTCTTCAGAGTTTCAAACTCTTTGAGCTCATTCGCAATTGCCTTTGCGTCATCTTCTGAAAAAAGATCGAGCTTAGACAATTCGTTCATGTCATTCTCGATCTTTTTGTATGAGACATCATCAGCTTCAAATTTAATACGTAATGACTTTACGTATGAGTCTGTACCCATGTTGCTTGACCTCCTTTACGATTTATTTGAAGTATTTGTTTGTATCATTTGCGATCTGTTATACAGATTGACCATGCATGCCTCATACAAATCTAAGACCTCTTCGACCGAGTACTCATCTCGTATCTCTCTCAATGTCGCAAACTTACATGTGATGAGCGTGTAAATTATTGGATGTAGTCTTGAGGCAGATATGAGATCAACTTGTACTCCGACATCACCAACTTCGGTCAGTTCTTCGATGCGTCGGATTTCCGAAAAAGCGGTTTGAAATAGTCATTCAAAAAGACATTTACGAGTTCATTGAGCGCAAGCACATTGTCTTCAATTCCAACCGGGAAAAACACATCTCGAGCGGTCTCTTTTACAGGCAGCCAAGTGTCGTCACATTTGACTTCGATGTGTTCGACAACAACATTAAACATCTTGAGTGTTGTTTCAAAATTATCGAAGTCAATCACATTTCTCAATGCAAGAGCTTCGAGTGCGTTCATCTTTTTGATACGAAAATCATTTCCGAGTGATTTGATCTTGAATTCCATACGTGTTCTCCTTTATATTTAATATTGAATCCATTCGATCTTCTTGCCGTTACCTGTTCCTGAATGTTTAGTTGAAACAGAAAGTGTATTTATATAAGAGCTTGTTGGACCAGCAAAAGGTGTTGCACTGAACTGCCAAAACACTCTGTAGCATGAAATAGACTTATACGTACTATTAAGACATGATGTGACATTAACTTGAAATTCGTCAAGACTCAATATAGATTTAAGCTGCAATGAGTAACGTAGCATTGTATAGTTATAGTTGCTAGGATCAGGATATTCGGTCTTTAAAAGCGCGCCTGAGTAATATTCAATGTAGTCTGATCCGTGTAGAGCTTTATACATTGACACAGGATAAACATCGAGAGGATAGCTTGCGAAGATTGAGTTAATCGCAGTATAAAATGCGTCACCCTGAATTTGCGTCCAAGTATATGTTTTTCCAACAGTAAAGCTAAAAATCCTATGATCTGCCATATTGATGCTAAGAGCATTCATCATTTTACGAAGATCTTTATATGTTGAACTGATAGCACCTGCAGCCATATATACCGGTGTGTTTGAATCACCCACATCGCTAGTCAGAGCTTTAAGCTCTCCGTTCTTCATGTAAATTGGCTTGTTTGTCAAGCCGATCGTCTCAGATGTCGGAGTAGGTGTTCCACCAACAAGATAGATGAACTTCTTTGAAGTGCCTACATTTGACGTGCCAAGCTTTGTTGCTTGAGTCGCTTGCGACGCATTTGTGACATTATTGATTGTTTTCGAACTAAGCTGAGTTCCGTCTTTCGCTTTGAGTATGATCGTTGCATTAGATACATCAAGTGATGCTCCATACTTTGACTTAATCTCATTGCCATTGCCGTCGTTTGTTGCATTTGTTGCATTCACTGCGTTTGTTGCGTTTGGAACGACTGTTGTACCATTCTCGATGTTTGTAACTCGTGCAGCGACCGCAGGAATTGTTTCTGAACTTGAGCCAATAATACTATCAACTGTGTTCTGCAAAGTGGTAAGACGATTGTCTTGTGATGTCACAGTCGTTCTGAGTGTGTCGACAGAGCTCTTTGTTGCGATAGCATTTCCAAGAGCCGTCTTGACAGTTGCAAGTGAAGACATCAATGATGTTGTCGAACTCGGACAGAACTGATCCATCAATGCGACCATAATGAGCGATGTCTGTCTAAGAATTGTATTCAGACGTTTTGATGAAATTGTTTGACCTGACGCATATCCGCTTGTTCTTTGCGAGTCAGTCGCAAAGTCTGATTGACTCATCACGTTTCCACTTGTCGTGTCATCAGGTGAGTCAATCCATACTTTGAATTGAGTAGCCATTCTTAATCCTCCGTAATTTCGTTAAGAGATACTCCACTCTTCTTTGCGACCTCTTCAATCTTTTTCACAAGATCTTCCTTTTCAGCAACCACTGTATCTTCAGCGGTATCTGAGAATTCACCGATCGTGAGAATACCGTCATCAACAAGTGCTTTGACTGTGCTCCATGATGCGATCTCAGACGGATACCATCCTGCGCCTTGCTTAATGAGAACAGAGAGTTTCGGCCAAAGAGGGTTGATTTTGAGTCGATCAGGAATATGCGCATCAGGATTTGTAACGTCCTGGCAATTGAGACCCATGGTCACACGAATATTCTTTGAACTCTGAATACGAACATACGCTTTAGTATTAGATTTTGCCATGATAAGATTCTCCTTTGTGTTGTTATTCGTCATCATCTGACGCGTCAATTATATACACTCGCATTACTTCTCCTGTGAGAAAGCGTGTGAAATGAGTGTCTGTTTTTAGAGCTTTGTAAAGCTCTACATTGACAAGATTCACATTCTGTCTTGTGATTGGCTTGTTCTGAAACTTGAGAATTTCTCGAACATTGTCAAACATTTGCAAAAAGTGTGTATCGTTCTTGTCGTAAAATGTGATAAAATATTTTCCTTTGTACAATTTATGTGTGCCAGTTCTTACCTCTCGACTCATGTGGCACCTCGCAAGCTAAACAGGCATTTGAGATAAAGTCATATTGTAATGTCCTCCATTTCTTCCTCAATCTTGTCTTTGAGCTCTGAAATTGCTTCATCAGTCAAGCCAAAATCCACAATTCCGTCAGTTGCATACATCTGAGCAGCCTTTGCGTATTGCTGAGTAGTGAGAACACCGTCGCCGAGCATTTGTGAGAGCAAGTCGATATAGCTCTTCATTCCTTCCATGTTATCCTTGTTATGCTTGTCAATCAACAATGAGTTGAACGTAAACTCGACCTTGTCTTCGATGTCCTCGAGCTTGAAGAGCAAGCCCAAGAACTTCTCGTATACAGGTCTGAGATATGACTCGCATCTATTGTTGATTGTTTCATCATAACGTTCGAGTGCGCTCTCATCATTTGAGAAGCCTTGTTTGAGATCACCGAACAGAACACCTTGCATCTCGAGTGCAGAACTGATCAGCCACATGTTGTTCTGAAGCAGATCGCTTAAACCTGCGAGACCTGAAAACGTGTTCTGCTCATATTCATCGTCTTTGTCAAGAAATGTGAGTGAGTTGTACGAACGACCCCAGTTCACCATTTCAAGACGTTTACGAAGCTGTGCCTCATTATCAGCATCAGCACCCATGAACACACCTCGCATACCGCTCATTTTAATGACCTCAATGAGTGCCTTATCAACAAGTGACTGAATACTCGCTTTGAGCTTGTCATCTCGAGTGAGCTCATTCAGAATGTGTGAACCTTCGGCATAGCCCCAACCTTGAAGCATTCCATTTTTGACAAGCTTTGGCGCAACTCTGTGTTCGTATCGAAGAACAAAGTCATGATGAAAGCGAATAGTGTTGCCATCTGCGAGCGTGACGTCATAGTATTTCGGCTTTCCAAAATCGACTGATGTCATGTCCGTTACGGTTTCATTGGTTGAAGGGGCAACTCCATACCAACGATCAACGACGTACATACGCATTGCTTTTGACTGTTTTGCTTTTGCAATGTCAATCGGCTTTGCGTAGTCTTCATTCTTCATGTTGTCGAACATCATTACTGCGATTGAGCCACCAAAGAGTGCACCCCATTGAAGAAGCTGAATGAAGTCGAATCGATATTTCTTCGTCTTTCGATAGATCTCATCGAACTTTTTGTTTCCGCCTTGAAGAGTGATACCACATCTGACCTCGTCCTGAGCAGGCTTATCGATTGCACGTTTGAAGACCCACGACGATGAATATAAGATAAGCCAAAGCGTCCAGTTCAAACTATCATTGTCAAGACCATAGTTAGTGAAACTTTCGACCTTATCGTCTGTGCCAATCGACAGCAATTTGTTGCCGTAAGCGTCATTTACGGCGACAGATTCTTTTATTACATCTTCAATCTTTGTTTGCGCTCGGAGTGCGTCATCAACAAATGTTGGTCGAGCATTCTTCATGATTGTATTGAGTAGCTCTTTCTGAAACTCAATTCCAGAACTCTGTGTTGTTTCTTCAGACATTCTTTTACCTCCTTTATAAGATTTTGGAGCTGATGGAGGGAGTCGAACCCACAATCTGCTGATTACAAATCAGCTGCTCTGCCATTGAGCCACACCAGCGTATTACTGAGGTCCCCACCGTCCTCAAAATTTACCTCAGCTCTTAGCTGCAACACCAAACTCTGTAATTTCGACACCGTGCTTTTTGAACCAATCAACAAGCGGACCTCGCTCAGAGCAAGGATTCGATGTAACCTCGTATACAAGCAAGCACACATCCATGTTGCTAAGTTCTGAGACCGCGTTGAGTTTGCGATAGACTTCGTCAAAGTCTAAAGTTTCGAGATATTCACGATATTGTTTGAGAAATGAGCACGTTTCGTGATGTACATGATCACAGTCAATGCACTCAACTTCTTTGATTTTGTATGGACTGAGCTCTCGGATTGAGAGTCCGTCATACCATTTCGGCTTATAAACTGCCGTGTTAATAGGCAGAATGTTTGAAGGAAGTTTGCGAAGTTTTGCGAAATACGAAATATACAGTTTCATAATATTGGCGGAGGTAGAGAGATTCGAACTCCCGCGCCGATTGCTCGACCTAACGGTTTTCAAGACCGTTCTCTTAAACCACTTGAGTATACCTCCGTGAAAATTCCTTCCATTTATTAGAATTACACGTATATGCATGCACATGCGTATTGCGTGCATATTTATTTTTCCTATTTATATTATATCATAAAGTTAACCAAAAGTACATATTTATATTTCTATATATTGTTTACTTTCAAAATAATTTGACTAATGATAATTATGACAAAATGCTCTCAGAGTGAGTTTACTTTCAAAACAAGTGCTTTTTTCATTACCTGAGCAATTTTTTTAAGTATTTAAGGAAAAGTATAATTTAATTTATATATATATTCATATATATCTATATATACCCTTTTTTATATATTTTTCCTCATATATAAAAATAAATTAAATACTTAAATAAAATACACTCGCAAAGATCGCATGCGTTGTTTTGAAAGTAAATTTAAGTGGCTGTTTAAGATATATTTAAGATTCGAAAACTTAAAACTTTTTTCGACCTCATTTTGAGCAAAAATGTTTAACTTTTTTTGCGTTTAAACATTTTTTTTCGAAAACTTAAAACTCTTTCGACCTCATTTTGACCTCTGTGACTGTGTGTTACCTTCAAACTAATTCTGAGACCTCTTTGTTGATCGTTTTTTAGCAAATGTTTAACTTTTGACCTCGTTTTCAAAAAACTTAAATTTACTTTCGAAACATCGTATACGAACTTAAAGTAAGCAAAATGTTTAACTTTGCTCAAAATTTGAGTGTCATTTTTAATTTACTTTCAAGTCAAAAAAATTTTTGAAAAACTTTTCAAAAAAGTATTTACATTTGAAATAAAATGTGATATAATATATATAGATACCGGAAATGGTATACTGCATATTTTCAAAGGAGATACTCTCATGAAAAACTACTCAATTAACTTGCACTTTGCAAAATACAACCTTGATAAGGTTGTGGATGTCAACTGCATTGAGGAAATTCGTCCTATCGCTGAAAACATTGCGTATAGAATGGAATCCAAAAAGACAGACTACGCCTCTATTAGTGTTCGCGTAGACGTCTGTATTTTTGCGAAATATGGATATGACGAAAATGACTTTCCTTACGATCATTGTCGAATCTATGTTCATCCATGCTTCCATGCGCAATACATCAACAACAAAACTGGAGAACTCATTGAGAACTCTCATAAAAAGTTCAAGAACTTCTTTATATGTCTCTTCAAACATCACATTTTCAGTACATATAAACGTCTTGAACCTGATAAAGCCCCTCTGTTTGGAAAGAGGTGAATGAGATGAAAAAACATATTATACGTGATATTTGCACACTTTATGCTCATGCATCGCGTTCATTCTTCGTGTACGCAAATGGCGATCTTTTCTGTCAGCTCAAATCTTACGAATTTTGCATTGCAAAGCTGAATGACGACATCACGCTCAATATGAGTGGAACGACCATCCGTGGAAAGTTCGTTAAGAATTCCGGTACTGGTATTATCCTGACTGATTGGACAATCGAAAGGAAGTGAGAGTGTGAACATTTTTCAACCTTACGAAGACGTCACAGATTGTGCGCGAGCTCTTGATGATCGTCGTTTGATCAAGCAAATTCTTGAATGCAAACAGATTTACGATTCTGGCATACAAAAGCGAGGCTACTCAAACCATCCTGTAACTCAACATTTCAAGCTTTACCCGTTCTATGTTGTTCGTTATGCACTCGCATGCTGTTATGAATATTATCAGCGTTTTGACAAGAAACACATATATGAGGACTTCTTTATCTACGAGTTCGATGAGTTCTTGCACAATGCGACTGATGCGGATTTCAAGACTCCATTCTTTTATGCTCAATATTCAATCTCGAATCCTATGTGCATTCGCACAACTGAGAATGTTCCTGAGCTCTTTCAGAAGAAGCTCATTGATAAATGGTCGCATGATCGAAGACCTCCTCGTTGGACAAGACGTGATGCGCCTGACTTCTGGGTTCAATCGGACTATTTCCAAGCACTATGCCAACTCGAAAGTGCATCAATTGTTGATGACGTTATGCAACGGAGGGAATTTGATTATGACGGCTGATAACGTAATGACAGAAATAGAAAAATATATAGTTCTGTCTGAGTCTGAAAAGAGACATCTCGAACAACTGCTCGAAGACTTACATCAAACGAGTTTCTCCAATGGTTTTGATGCTGGCTATTCTTTCGGATATGACGCAGGATATGATTTTGCGCTAACCACGGTAGATTAAATAGAAATATTATGGAGGTAAAATGAAAACTGAAGCTGTTATTCTAGCTCCTCACAGCTATGTTGTGGTTCATCGTAAACAACCAAACATTTATGACGTTTATGAAATTGAAACTGGGGAATGGATTTTTTCCAGAACAAATCCAGATACCATTTTACGAATATTTTCTGAATGGTGTTGTACCTTCAAATTCATTGACGAAAACGTTGGAGAAGTTTATACGCGCAAAGAAATTTCGGACGATGTTTTAGTAAAACAGTATGTTATGAATGAAAGAGAGGTTTTAAGATGACTTGTAAAGACTGTCTGCACTGCGAATTGTGTGATATGCTTGATGAAAATGAGCAACTGATTAAGAACGCAAATATTTGCGTATGTTATAAAGATAAATCTGAATGGTGTCATTTTCCCATCAAAGATTACAAAACAGCATATTTCGCTATTGGGCGTGGCGATGATGCTCGAATAATAACAGAGTCGATATGCGGCTGGGCTGTTAAAGACGGAAACCCATATGTTATTGACGAGTATGGCTACCTTTATGAAATCGATACAGAAGTTTTTCTGAGAAAAGAAGAAGCAGAGAAAGAAATTGAACGGAGGAAGTATTAAAATGAAAGAAATCAAATTAACGATTGATGGTAAAGAAGTTCAGCTTACAGAGGAACAGATAAAAGCACTCAATCTTGTACTCGAGGAAAAGCTCCGGAATCCGTTTAAGAAAGTCAACGGCGAGTATTATTGCATCAAAGAGACCGGAGAGATTTACAATTATTGGGATAATCAAGACTCATACGACAATCAAATTTATGACAATGCGAATTATTTTAACGACCCGGCGTTTGCTCGAATATTGATGCTGGATCAACTTCTTCAGAGAAAACTCTTAAGATTTGCATATGAAAACAATTGCCTAGATACTGCCTTGCGGAACGGAATAACTCAACACTGGTATATCGGATATGACTATAAAACTAAAGATTATGTGGCTTGTAGCTCATATCAAATAAGCGAGGCAAACACAGTTTATTTCAATTCGGAGAATGCCGCAAAATGTGCCATCGCTCAAGTGATCCGCCACTTTGAGCTGGAACATCCCGAGTATAAGTGGTGAAAGTGAGATTACGCATAATGAGAAAACTTCATAAATCGGAAATCAATCAAATTATTAAAGAGAACATTGCGCTTTCCAATGAGGACCTTCTTAAAAATACTTCGATATTATTTACCGCAATGTTCTCAGTTCACAATCCGACCGTATGGAAGATGCGAGCTGGAATGAGTCAGATGTTAAAGAACGAAGCAAGAATGGATGGTGATAAGTGATGAAATTCAAGATCTTTATATTCTATTTCTTAAGCTTTACATGGGGACTTCCGTTTACACTCTTCGGACTCATTGTTGCTCTCATTCTTAGAGTGCTCGGACACCGTTCAAAGAAATTTGCGCTTGTTCATTTCTTTGAAATTGGAGAAGGCTGGGGAGGCCTCGAGTTTGGATTGTTTTTCGTTGCGAATCAAAATTCAACGTTCAAACTTCGTTGTCATGAGTTTGGACATGCGATTCAAAATTGCATATTCGGACCTCTAACACCGTTTATTATTTGTATTCCGTCTGCGATTCGTTATTGGTATCGTGAACTTCATTATTATAAACGAGGAAAAGAACCGAAAACTAATTATGATGATATTTGGTTTGAAGGCCAAGCAACTCGTCTTGGAATGAGTATTGCATGCAAAATGCTAAAGGAGAAAAAGAGATGACTTGTCCTATATGTAGCGCAGAAACGAAAGTTGTTGATAGTAGATCTGAGCCTGATTGTGTTCATCGCAAAAGAGTGTGCGTAAAATGTAAATATAGCTTTATGACAAGCGAAATCGAAGATGATCTTCGAAAACGACTCGAAGAGCTCAAAAAGTAAAGAAAATCTAAAATTTTCACAAAAGTATTTACTTTTGATTTAATTTATGATATAATAAATATAGAAGGTGAAAATATGGACAAATGGGATTCTCGATTCATTGAGATGGCAAAGCTCGTATCAACATGGAGCTCTTGTATCAGACACAAAGTTGGCTGTGCGATTGTGCGTGATAAGCGTATTTTGACGACCGGCTATAATGGTGCTCCTGCAGGTGTAAACACATGCAAAGACAAAGAAATATGCATTCGAGATACACTTAAAATTGAAAGCGGAACAAAACAAGAACTATGCTATGCAGTACACGCTGAACAAAATGCGATCGTTCAAGCTGCAAAGCTTGGTTTGAGTCTTGAAGGAGCAACGCTTTACTGCACTCACAGACCGTGCTCGATATGCGCAAAGCTTATCATCAATTCAGGAATTAAACGAGTCGTATATTTATTTGAATATCCTGATAACTTTGCACAAGACCTTTTGCTTGCAGCAGGAGTTAAAATCGAAAAGATGGAGGAATTTGTGTAATGACTTACGAAGAAAGACTTCGTATATTTAGAACAAATGTCGGATTCGCATTACCAAATGATGTTGAAGAAAACTTGATAAACTCGGATTTTTCACAGTGCCTGCTTCTACAAAGTATCATCTTTCATACGAAGGAGGACTTTTCGAGCATAGCATGAATGTGGCGATGTCTTTGCTTGACATTTCTTGTAAACTTCAGCTCAATTGGCAAAGACCGATTTCGCCATTCGTGATTGGAATCTTCCATGATCTATGCAAATGCGATCTGTATAAAAAGCAAGCCGACGGAACATACATCTACAATGTTGATGCGGATTCTCGTCACGGTATCAAATCTCTTGAAATTGCTCGAAAGATTATGGATATCATCGATGAAGAAGCTGCATGCATTGAGCATCATATGGGCGCATTCACAGAAAAGGACAAATGGAAAGCATACTCTTCTGCAGTTCAGAAATATGAGAATGTTTTATGGACTCATTCAGATGATATGTATTCTTCGTAGATACTTGAGAGTAAATCTGATGATCTCAGATGAACTTTCTTTCCTATTATATATAAATATGTATTCAAACGAAATGAGGTAAATCATGAAAAAACCTGAAACCGTGAAAGATATAATCGATGCGGTTGATACAACAGCGCTTATTGCAAGACCATTATCCGATTGGCGTTCTATTCTTTCTCAAGAATGTCAAGTATACGTATTTGGAGAGAATTATATCGCAAAACGATTTGACACAATAAATTATAAGTTCTGTGAAAAGATCGAAGCGAAAGAGATACTTATCGACAATTTGTATGCGCTTCTTCGATATAAATACTTTCCGAAAACGAGTGAAGAGATTGATGATCGAATTAACAAGATTGTGTCTTCATTTACTGCAAACTTGAAGACCACTCTTCGTAAGATCTCATTCGATACACATTCTGATGCTGATATCGTGAAGATGATTCCTGATTCATGTATTGCTTTTCGAAATGGCGTATTTGACTTTGCTAAAAATGATTGGCTTTTCAAATATGATGTCATTAAGCTCGAACGTATTTCAAATACAATATATTTATACGATCCGTCGTATGTCATTATGTGGTATCTTGATTATGACTTTGAAAGTCTTGGTATTGACATTCTTCACACACCTTTAAATGACTTTATCAACATTATGAAGGACTTCACGAAAGCTCCTGGAACTCGCAATTATTGCTTTGAGCTTATGTACAATATTTCTCATGATAATGCGGATGCATTTTCATATGAAAGATTCGTTCATCTTTGCGAAATTCTCGGATATACGACACTTCAGTCGTTTAGCCAATTCTTTGTGTTGCTGATTGGCTCTGGACAAAACGGTAAGAACTCATTGTTTGATGGATGCTTTACAAATAGAGTTGTTCCTCGATCTGCAAGCAATGATCTTGATTCGATTGAGAATGACCGTTTTATCACGGGTGCTCTTGAAAATAGATGTCATAATATCTTTCTTGAGACTTCTGCAAAAACGTATACTGAATCGAAAATGCTTAAAGCTTTGACCGGTTCCATGTATCAAACAATTGAGCAAAAAGGTATCAGCAAATATTCTGGTGTTATCAACTGTAAGTACTTGTTCGCAGGAAACGATCAAGACAAAATCAAATTCTCAGACAATACAACAGGCTTTAGACGAAGAATAAATATGCTTGAGATCTTCTATCAATGGGATTCTGCAAAGAAGTTCTTAAAACGAGGTGATTATTTTGATACGACATTTTCTGATAGTTTGTCTGAATTGAAAGATGATCCATTGAATACAACTGCGTATGCGTATTTTTCAATGTATGGCATCATGAATGCAACAAAGAACTTCACGAAGAATTTCCAATTTACATATAATGACTGGAACAGCAAGTACACAGATGTTGATCTTGATGTGAAAGAAAAGATCGATGCTATTGACAATATCAAAATTCTCAAATATGTCAATACAAATGACAAAACTTATGATGATGGCAAGATAATGTTCTTTGATGTTCTGAAGAAACGACTGTATATGTCTGAAGGTATGAGAGATCTCGGTATTAAATCATATGACGCAATGCTTGAGTTCTTCAAAGATCCGGCATTGTTTATGTCGTATTTTGCAGAGCATGATGTTTATATGTGTGTCAGATCAATCCAAACGATTATCAAAGATCTTTCACCTTCAACCGGCTTCACTCAAATGTTGAAAAAACTTTACATGCTTAGTTCGCTCGAATACATCGGCGCAAACAAGGCGTATGTAAAAGTTACATTTGTTAAGAACAGACTGAGAATCATTAAGTAAAGGAGTAAATTTATGGATAAAGTATTTCCAACAATAGGTGCGTCAAATCATTTTGAGTCAGATCGACAAATTGAAGATTTTTATGCAACACTACCTCGAGCAACTATACTTCTTCTTGAAAATGAAAACTTTAAGAAGACGATACTTGAACCATGTGTAGGTCAAGGTCATATCGCATCAATATTAAAAGATCATGCGTATAATGTAATTTGTCAAGATATAATTGATCGAGGATATTCACAAACACAAGTCATAAACTTTTTTGACATGACATATAATTCAAATGATATTATTACAAATCCACCATACGGTCTTGCAACAAAATTTGTTCAACATGCACTTACAATCTCAACAAATGGCTGTAAAATTGCATGTTTGTTAAAACTTACTTTTCTTGAAGGGAAAACAAGGAAAAAACTTTTTATGACGCATCCTCCGAAGTATGTATATGTATTCTCATCAAGAATAGGTTGTACAAAAGATGGGAAATTCAAAGTCGACAAAACGACAGGTGAATTATATGTAGGATCGACAATTGCATATGCTTGGTTTGTCTGGGAAAAAGGATATACCGGCAATACAATAATTAAGCGGATAAATTGAGGAAGTAATAAAATGCCGAAAAGTCTGAAAAAGAAAGAAGAACAACTTGCGGTTGTTCAAGCAAAAACAGAATTGCTTCAGCAAGAATATGCAAATGAGCTTGAGACAAATCTAAAATATTCGCTTGAAGTCGATCCGGAAAATAAATATGGTATGTCTGAAGTTCAGAAGAATTTCGTTAAGCAATACGTTGAATTTAAGAATGTAAACACGGCGGCAGAGCTTGTTGGTATTGATCAAGATATCGCAAAACAGTATTTCATTTCATTTGCATCACAGCAAGAAATTCGAAGAATCAATCTGGCATTATATCATCGTCAATTCGCAACTCGACTTCTTACAATCGACGAGATTGGTGGATATTTGACATGTATGCTTACAGGTGCAAATGTTCCGATCGGTGATCAACTTAAAACATCTGAAAAGTTGAAAGTCATTGATCAACTAATCAAGCTTAATGAGCTAAAACAAAACGCATTGCAAGATCCGAGTGTTATTATGATGAATGATATTGATGTTCAGATCAAGAATTTGTCTGTCGCGACTATCAGCCAATTGATTGCACAAAGCAACATGAAAGAGAAGCAAGATATCATTAAAACATATGATGTTGATGGAACTCTGAGTCCTGAAGAAGAGGCATACTTGAGTACACTTCCTACATCAGATCTGCTTCAACTTATTGACGAAACAACTAAAGGAGTGAAAGAAGATGACGCTAAATAAAAATGCATTCAAAATCTCAGGCGTTACTGAGGAAGAATATTTCAAATGGTGCAAAGAAAACAAAAAACCTGCATATTTGACAAAAACGAAAACTGAATTTTTTGCAAGAATTCAAGATGGACGTCTGGCAAGAGACGCGCAAGGAAATCTTGTAAAAAAGAGACCGAGAAAGTAATCCAGAATTAAACGGGACAAGCAATATAATATAATTATATATAAATGCTCGTCCCGTTTAACGCCAGAACCACCATTTATTACGAAAGGGTATCAAAATGAAGACAAAAAAGTACATTATAATCAAATTGTATTTACGTTGCAAACGCAGACCGTTTGTCATTGAACTTGAATCTGAAAAGCAGATTGATGATCTTTTGACAATGATCGAAACACAGAAAATCGTAAAATTTGGTTTGATATCGTTTAAGTCTGACGATTTCAAATATATTATCGAAGAATAAAGAAAAGGAGAACCTCATGGAAATTATTGATGCGACAACAAAACTCAAAACTTCGGACTTCAATAAGTTGAGAAAGTTTGTCAAAGAAAATGACATGATTCTTACACTTGTTGAGAACACATCTTCAGCTGAAACATTACTTGAATTTGAAACAAAGGCAGCAGATTTCAGATCTATTTTTGAAGGAAGCAGATTTGATGTTGCCGACAAAGATCAGGTTACTTTCTGTACTGAAGAAGTTGCACTTGTTACGACAGGCGCATGGTATAAGAAATGGTGCCAGCCTTCTTGGTCTTGCTGCATTTTCAAAGAAAAGACTGAAAAGACAGAAAAGATTACAAAAACTTCGACTTCGTCCAAAATCAAAGTTATGATTGCTTATGAAGATGATACTGAACATGCAACATGCTTTGAAGGATCGTCTTCGGAATGCGCAAACTTCATCAACAAGGAAGGCACAATTATGCGTCTCAAGGCATTTGATGATCGAAAAGTTGTTTATAACATTGCAGACAAAGGTTGGAAAACACTCAGTCAATGGATTTCGGAAGGAGTACTTACATGAAACTTTCACATTCAAAGCTCTCGACAATCTTGAGCTGTCCGATGACGTATTATCTTTCATACGTTCAAGGCATTTCGAAGAAAGAAGAAAAATCTGCACTTGCAATTGGTTCTGCAGTTCATTGGGGTATCGAGCACAATACAGAAGATCTTACTGAGTATTTCGGCTCTGATATGTCTGCATATACTCGAGATCAGCTTCTTGCTGAAGCGATGGTTCATGGCTATCTCAAGCATAAAGATGAGCTCTTCAATGAAATGCTCACTGATCCTGAAACAGGCGAACGACTTGAGCTCAAAGAAGAACGCCATGAGCTTTACATTACAGGTATGCTTGACACAAAGAAATTTGAAGAAAAACACAAGTTCGTAGGAATCGTTGACCTCTTGTTGTTGACAAACAAAGGTTTCGTTTTGATCGACTATAAAACTTCAACATATGAGCCTCAATGGGATAACTATCTTGATCAGATCTACAGATATATTTTCTTGCTTCGTTCTGAATATCCTGATATTCCTGTCGTTAAAATAGGAATTGTCAATATTCGAAAGACAAGCATTCGTCAGAAAAAGACAGAAAATTATGAACAATTCCTGAACAGAATGAAGTTTGAATATGATCTGAATGACGAACATTATGTCAATTATCATGAGTTTCCTGTGAGTTCATTGAATGCAGAACACATCAATAACTACATTGGAAATTTGAGTATGATGGCTGACACTGCTCAGACTATCGCTGACAATAAACTGTTCTTCATCAACTATGGCGCAGCGAATGGAACATATGGAAAGTCTGATTTCTGGGATATCTTCTATCATACTCCTGATGCGCATCTCTTGTATAAGATCTCAGACCATATTTGGAATGAAGAAGAAGGAGCATACATCAATTCAAGAGATTGCGTTCCGATTGACATGATGGTAATTGATCATGACAATGTTCTCAATAAATACGAGCTTTTCAAAAGTCTTATTCCGCGAGTAGATGAACTTGATGAAACGTTTATCGAGACACTCAGAAAGAACTATGTTGTTGACGAGACTTTGCTTGGCTTGTATTTCGATACATTCATTCATGAGCTCTCTGAAAAATCGTAAAATTTTTTTGAAAAACTTTCAAAAAAAGTATTTACTTTTGAGATGTTTTGTGATATAATAAATATAGGATAAATGAAAGGAGGTGCGATAATGGCAAGAAACAACATCAAGATTTTGAGTCCTGCTCAGCTTGAGAAGCTGAATGCAAAGTATTACTTTGAAGTTGATGAGACTGATATAATCGTTGGTTTGAATGGCTATCAACGTATTACTCGTCATCCTCGAGACAAATGCTTCCATATCAACTCAAGAAGTGATGTAAAACGAAAAATCTGTTTCAGTAAAGAGGCAATTGACATTTGGCTTGCTTGTAAAGAGAATAAGCTGAAGCTTAGCTTATTTGATGTACAAAATGCAGTGAATACCTTGACTGTTACGTATCAACAGATAAGTTATGAAAACGTTGTTCGATTTTTCAATCGATCAATGAAAATTCAGACAAATCGATGAAAGGACAATGACTTATGAAGAGATATACGACAATGTTTGTTCTATGACACTCGTCTTGTGATTAGTATATTTAGTGAATTATAATTGATGAGTGATTAGATGATTCGCAATATCGAATAAAGATTCAATATAAAGAGAGTTGCGCTCTTATATGTCGTGAAAAAACTATTCGACTACAAATATAAATGTAAGGAGAACACACAATGAAAAGAATTAAGATGGTTCTGTATGGCGAACCAGGCGTAGGTAAATCGGTTTTCGCAAGCAAATCTCCGAAGCCGTTCTTCATCTGCACTGATGGTAATTATGAATGGCTTGAAGAATTCGGAGCAAAATCTGAGGATCATGTAAATGTCACTTCATGGTCAGAAGCAAAGGCAATTTTTGAAAAAATCAGCACGAAAGAGTTTGACAAATATGAGACGATTGTCGTTGACTTGACTGAAGATCTTTTCAAATGGTGCGAACAGGAATATTGCGTTCGCAATAAGATTGAGCATTTGTCCGATCTTGGATACGGTAAAGCGTATGACACAACTCGCAATGAGTTCTTCATTGAGATTTGCAAGTTATTTGCACTCGATAAGAACGTTCTTCTGTTGATGCATGGTATTACATATACTGTGAAAGATAGAAGAGGTGTTGAACATACGAAATATGGACCTTCGTCAAGAATTCCTGATAAAGTTATGGATATGATCGAAGGACGTACTCGGTATTTTCTTAGATGTTATCTGAAAGATGAAGAGCTTGAAGACGGAACTCTTTTGAAGAAACGTTATCTGTCTTTGATTCCGAAGCCTGATGAATTCGGAATTGTCCGCGGAATTGATGAGAATAAGGTTCCTCATGATATTCCTCTTGAATGGTCCGAATTTGCAAAAGCAATTGGCTTCAGTATGACTATATCTGTTGAAACTGCAAAAGAAAAGATTGAAAAACAACCTGAGCCGAAAGTTGAAGAAAAATCTGAACCTGAAGTTGAGCAACTTACGTTCGATATTCCTGTAGAAACAAAAATGCCTGAAGTCACAAAAGAAACGATCGAAGAGACTGCCAGAGAACTTGAACTTGCAGTTGAAAAACCTGCAGAACCTGCAAAAACCATTTCAAATGATGATCGAATTGCAGCAATCAAAGCAAAACTTGCTGCACTCAATAAGAAATAAGGAGATATGAATCATGGCTACAAATGAAGAACTCAAAGCATTACACTCGCAACTCGATGCGTTGCTCAACAACACTGATCTCAGCGATGTTTCTGCGGAAAGTAGTGGCTTCCAGGAATTGCCTGATGGCTATTATAACTGTGAAGTTGAGAAAGCAGAACTTAAAATTTCGAAGTCTTCCAATCAGCCTATGGCAGCATTTCAGTTCAAGGTTTCTGAAGACGGATATAACGTCGAAATCGATGAAAAGTCCGCAGTTCATCTGACTGAACTTAAGAAAACCAAAAACCGTAAGATCTTCATCAACTATGTTCTCAAGAATGATACTTGGGTACGTCGTTTTGTGACCGATATGCTCAAGTTCGAAGGAGACACCGCAGGAGAATCTTTGCTTCCGAAAGAAGCATTCCTGTCGTCTGAAACAATCGAAGATGCGCTCGACATTCTTGTTGGTAAGCGTATTTATATCCAGGTAAGCACAACTGTGAATGATGATGATTCCAAGTCTACGTGGAACAATCTCATTTCTTGGAAACGTGCAGCAGCTCTTGAACTTCCTATGTAAGCATCATGAGTGCGCTTGATACGATTGATAGAATATTGTCAACTGAACTTGTAATGGCAGATCTTCATTACTGTCTTGTTACAGATAATAAACGACCGATAAAGATTGACGGAACTCCTGCAAAGCCAAACGTTGAGAGCGATTTCGTAAAGCTTAATGAACTGCTTCTGTGTACGAGCATTGACTCGTATGCAGGAGTAGGCATCTCGATTCAAGCAAGCAACATATGCGCAATCGATGTTGATCATTGCTTTAGCGTTCCAAGAGATCTTGCTTCAGCAGATTCGAGAGCAATAGATGTTCTCAATCGTTTTGACAAGATCGCATATTGCGAGTTCAGTTTCAGTGGAAAAGGTTTGCGAGTTCTGTTCAAACAACCTGTTATCGAAAACTATTCTGACAAATACTATATTAAAAATGAGAAATTCGGAATCGAATTTTATCAACCGACAAAGTCATTCAGATATGTGACCGTAACAGGAAATGTCATTGCAAATAATCAGCTTAGACATTTCGATACAGATTCAGTTAAAACGACAATCGATTTTCTTGATACATATATGCAACGAGCTGTACGAAAACAGTTCGATGTCAAGACTGAAATTGATGAAACTCGTTCATTTGAAGAATTGATGCGACTTGTGAAGATCACATATTTCAAAAATATGAGCTTTCAGAACGCATGGTTTGCGCATGCTCCAGGAAGTGGTAAAGATGAATCTGAACGTGATTTCTATCTTATCTCGTTTTTATACGAGAATATCACGCAAGATAAAGAACTTCTTCGTCAGATTTTCGAATCTTCTCCATATTTCAAATCAAAAGATTCGCATCATATATACAAATGGACAAATCAAGATCACAGATATTACAACTACATTTATTCAACAATACGGAGGCGAAAGTGATGAAAGCATATGTTGCCGGACCGTTTTTCAATGAGCAGCAGATCGAATCTATGGAAAAGATTGAGCGAGTTCTTGAAAAACATGGCATTGAAATGTTCAGACCGAGATTTGATGCAGGTCAAATCAAAGAAATGAAAAATGCGACAAATGAAGATTTGAAGCGTGTTTTCAATAATGATCTTGACGGTCTCATCGATTCAGATATGATTATTGCGAATCTCACATTCAAAGATACAGGAACGTCATTCGAACTCGGATATGCACATGCATTAAGACTTCCTGTGATACTTCTCAATGATGAGACTGTTTCAGGAAAGAAAATCAATCTTATGCTTGCAGCAGTTGCAGATCATTATTTCAATTCGATCGAAGAATTGTCTGACTTCTTCGATGGTGTAGACGATAATTGCGCAGAAAAGGTGAATGGGTATGAGCTTGAAATTGAATAAGCTTGATGTTGAGAACAAACTCAGTGAAATCTACAGATTGAAGAGCATTGTTCGATATAACAACAAACCAAAGATAACTGAAGAGACTGTTGCAGAGCACTCATTCTATGTTGCGTTAATCGGAATGATGATCTGCGATGAGCTCGGTATGTCTGACGAATGCAAATATGAAGTTATGATTAAAGCATTACTTCATGATATGCCAGAAATGGAAATCAACGACATTACGCATGATGTTAAAACTCGTCTTCATCTTGAAGAATTTCTTGCTCAATACGAAAACGAGTATTATGAAAAGAATTTCAAAAACTATGCAGAGCTAATGCGCAGGCATGGAACAAAAACAGATATTATTCTTGATCTTGCAGATGCGATGTCAGTAAAGCAATTTTGCTTACATGAGATGAGTCTCGGAAACATCTCATATACAATGACAGACATCCGTATGGATGCAGAATCAAGAATTGCAAAGTTTAAAGAACAACTTGAAAAGGAGAACTAATGAACACTTATTCAAATGGTTACGAAGACATTTCCGTTGAAGTGATTGACTTCAATATGAATATTGCAAGACATGCGTGGAACTGCTATCGCATGACTTGGAAAGACTTGCAGAACGTTGAATATAACATGCATGATCCAAGATGTATCGAAGCTCTTACGAATATTGTAAAAATGAGAGCACTTCCTATGCCTCGTGAGCAGGCACTCATGACATTCAGAATCAACAACATCAGCAGAGTCTGTCTTGCTCAGATTACAAGACAGCGCAAAGCTGCATTTAATGTTGAGTCTCAAATGCCAAGACCGATCGAGCATAACGTCATCATTCCTCTGAATCTGATCGGTACGGTATTCGAAGACAGAGCACATGAACTCATCAATAAATCACAGGAACTTTACGATGATATGATCAATGCAGGAATTCCTCCTCAGGATGCACGTTATATGACACTTCACGGTCAGACAACCTCGCTTGTGTATGTTGTTGATGTGAATACGTTTATCAGTTCGTTCGGCTTCAGATGTGAGAATAATCTGAGCGATGAGATCAATCTTGTATATCGACTTTGTAAGAAGGCGATTCTTGAAGCGGTTTCGATTGCTTGGTGTAAAGGAAAAGTTGATGATCTTTCAAGAGACTTCTACTACGACATTATCGGACCTGCGGACGCTGCAGGAGCAAAGCAACACGTTGGCACGAATGTCGATCATGTGTTTGGAAATTCGTTCAAGCGTTATCCTGATGCAAATAATGAAGTTTGTGAAATTACCAAAAATTGTGACTATGACTTCAAAAAGTCTGCATGGTTCAAAGAACTTCAAAGAATGAATGCGCAACATCCTGAGCTTCTCTTTGATGGTGAGAAAGAGATGATCGAGTCATGGAACAGCTGAAATATAACACCATCGTTCTTGACGGCATTGACAAAACAGGCAAAGATCTGATCTCGCATTATGTGTTCGAACTTTCTGAAAAACGATATTTGTGCTATGCACGAGGTTTAATGTCGATGATTGCATATAACGATCTTTTCAATCGTCCGTATTCATACAAACTCAATGAACAAGTTGGTGTCTTGAATGTGCTTCTTACTGTAAGATATGATGATTGGAAAATTCGTTGCAGAGTCACAAATGAACCAAGTCTCGATTTTGAAGCTCATACAAAAGCATTTGAAAAAGCGAGATTTGAACTTGTTAATGCAGGTCAGTTTGTGCCGATATTTGACACATCAGAATATTCGCCATATCAGATTGCAAAAAAAATTGTTGTGATTATGGCAAAGCTCAATCAGGAGGTATAATGAATGCTAACTCGTAAAGAAAAACGATTGATTCATGAATATCTTGGACCGCATCCAATCGATGTTTTGAAAAATCTCAAAAGCATGACGAATAACAATTTGCTTATCGAGGTTGATAACTTAAAATATGTTCTACGACGTCCTGGTAAAGGAACAACAGATCTTGTGAGTCGTGAAAACGAATATAAGGCATACAATGCGATCAAAGATCTTAACATTTCAGATGAGCTTGTTTTCTTCGATAAAGACAGTGGACTGAAACTTACTCGTTATATCAAGGATGCAAGAACTTGTAATCCGAATGATCTGTACGATGTCTGTCTTTGCATGCGAAAGCTTAAATCTTTGCATGACATGCAGATTAAAGTTGACAATGTCTTTGATCTTTATGCGATGATTGACAAGTATGAAGCTCTTATGGGCAAGTCTGAATATCCTGATTATATCGACACAAAGCTAAGAGTTGAGACTCTTAAATTTTGTTTGCCAAAAACGCAAGACGATTTTTGCTTAACTCATATTGATCCGAATCAAGACAATTTCTTAATTTGCAATGATATGACTGCACGGCTGATCGACTGGGAATACGCAGCAATGCAAGATCCGCATGTTGATATTGCAATGTTTGCAATTTATGCCGGATATAATGAAGATCAGATCAAAAGTTTGATTGAAATATACTTTGGCGAAAAACCAAGTGAAAAAATCATGTGTCAAATTTATTCATATATTGCAATTTGCGGATTACTTTGGAGCAATTGGTGTGAGTATAAGAAAAAATGCGGAATCGATTTTGGCGACTACGCAAAATCACAGTACGAATATGCAAGAAAATTTTCGAGGTGTGCGGAATGGAACATGTAAAAAATGCAATTATTCTTGCCGCAGGGCAAGGAACACGACTTCGTCCTTATACAGACATTACAGCAAAATCTCTTCTTAAAGTTCATGGAAAGCCGATGATTGAAAATATCATTGAGCATTTATATGCCGGTCATATTTATGACGTCACAATCGTCACAGGCTATATGCATGAGAAATTCGAATATCTGAAAGAGAAATACGGTGTAAATCTTGTTTACAATGACAAGTATATGACAATGAATAATATCTCGTCGTTATACGCAGTCAAAGATTTGCTAAGCACAACACTTATTATGGACGGTGATCAGATCATCAACAAGCAAGAGCTTGTTCGATCTTATATTCATTGTAGTGGATATACTTGTTATTGGACGACAAAACGTAAGAACGAATGGGGTTTATCAACCTATTTTGGTCGAATTGTTGGATGTAATCGAGAATACGCTGAATTTGCGTATGTCTTGCAAAGCATGTCATATTGGACTGAAGAAGATACAGCAAAGCTTAAAACAATTTTGACTGAAGAATTTCTGCAAGCACATTCTGATAAATATTGGGATGACATTGCGTTATTTATCGAGCGCGATCAGTTCAAGCTCAATACATTTATCGTAAATGAAGGTGATCTGCAAGAGATCGATACAATCGAAGAATACGAGGAGATCAACAATGAAACGAATTGACAAATCTGTGCTATTCTTGCCCGCAATGCTTGTTGTTTGCATTTCAATTTTGCTTTCAGCATTTCCTGAAACAGGGTCGGCGATTATCGACTCTATAAGAAACTTTCTTGGAAATGATCTTGGTGTCTATTATCTCATTTTTGGAATCGCTGTATTGTGCATACTCGTATATCTTGCATTTTCAAAAATAGGTAAAATCAGACTTGGCACAGAAACAGACAAACCAATGAATACTCTAACTTGGGGAATTCTGATCTTTACATCGACTATGGCGGCAGACATTCTGTTTTACTCTTTTCATGAATGGACATACTATTACAATTCGTCAATGCTACTTGACAGAACAGTCGCTGAGAGCGAAAAGTTACTTTGGAGCTCGACATATCCTTTATTTCACTGGAGCTTCATTCCTTGGTCGTTCTATCTTGTACTTGCCGTTATTTACGCGTATATGTTCTACGTTGCGAAAAGACAGTCAAAGCAAAAGATAAGTGAAGCATGTAGACCAATCTTGAACGACAAAGCAGATCGTTGGCAAGGAAAGCTTATCAACATTGTTGCTGTATTCGGTCTTCTCTGTGGAACATCTACTACATTTTCTGTCACAACTCCGCTTATGTCAAGTATTGTGTGCAAACTATTTGGACTTCAAAAATCACATCTTGTCTCAATCTGTATTTTACTTGCAATCGCAATTGTTTATACGTTTGCAGTGCTTAAACGCAATGGCATTTCGACGATCGCAAAACTTACAACAATTGCGTTTTCAGTTCTGATTGCCTTGTTCTTTATTATTGGAAATCCTCGATTTATTGTTGAAAACGGTGTTCAAGGAATTGGAAATATGCTTCAAAACTTTGTGCAAATGTCTACTTGGACTGATCCTATACGAGCTACAAATTTTCCTCAAGATTGGACAATTTTTTACTGGGCATACTGGATTGCATGGTGTGTCGCAACGCCATTCTTTATCGCAAAGATTTCGAAAGGTAGAACTATACAACAAACAATTATTGGAGGTCTAATCGCAGGTTTACTTGGAACATTCACTTCATTTATAACATTTGGCGGATTCGGAATGAACAAACTCGTGACCGGAACATTCAATATGCCTGAACTGATCAATGAAGGTTTAAGTCCTTCAGATTGTATTGTGGAACTCATTTCGACATCTAAATTCTCAGTTGTGCTATTCATAGTTTTACTTTTGACAATGATCGGCTTGTATGCATCGACATTTGACGCACTCACGGATGTTATGTCTGCGTTCTCGTACAAAAAACTAAGCATCGATGATACACCGTCGAAAAAGATCAAAATCTTTTGGGCTGCGATTTTCATTGTATTACCGATTGCGTTGCTTTTCTCAGACTCAACAACACAACAAATTATGAGCATATCGATCATTGGCGCATTTCCATTGACGTTAATCATGATTCTTGTTGTTATTGCGTTTTTCAAAGACTTACGGAGGAATTCAAAATGACTATAAATGAAGTTTGTTTAAAACTGCTTAGCAAATTCATTGAAGTTTGTGATGCACATAATCTAAACTGGTTTGTAGATAGCGGAACACTTCTCGGCTGTGTCAGAAAAGGTAAGATGATTCCTTGGGATGACGATATCGACATTATTATGCCAAGAAAAGATTATGACTTGCTTCATAAATATGCAGATGAATTTGAATTGCCATTCTTTTTCCAGACCGCAGAAACAGACAAATACTTCGAAATTCATGCAAAGCTCAGACTTGACGGAACTGCATGTATAACGAAAAGAGACAAAGACGGTTCGCATCATCAAGGTATGGCACTTGATATCTTCGTTCTTGATTCTGTTCCTGATGATCAGAATGAGCTTGACGCAGAGATCGGATTTCTGAGAATGATTGGTCGATATTCGAGTATGCACAATATTTGTGAAAAAGAATATCTCAAGCATCAAACAATGGACGAAGCTTTGATCTACAAGGCAATGAACGAAGTTGTTGCTGATGCGACGAATCGTAATAGTAATTCGAAATATGTCGGAAACGTAATGTTTTGTAGATACTCTGACTACAAAGATGTCAAATTTTCAAGAGAGGCATATTCGAGCTACTTCATCAAGATGTTCGAAAATATTCCTGTTAGAGTTCCGATCGGATATGAAGAGATTCTTGAAGGTTGGTATGGAAAAGACTGGCGAATTGAAAGACAAGCTCCGACATTTCATTCTGCATTGATTGATGCAAATCGAGACTACCGACAGATTTCGTTGCTTGAAATTGAAAAATTTTTTGAATAACTTTCACAAAAACTATTTACTTTTTAGTAAAAGTGTGATATAATAAATACAAGGAGGAGAACATCATGAAAGTAAAACGTTTCAAAAAGACAACTCGGATGCCTGTCAAGTCTCATCTACCTGATGTAGGTCTTGACATTTTCACGCCAAAAGAATTTTGGCTTAGACCTCTTGAAACGATCACCATCGGTCTTGAATTGGCAGTATCGATTCCTGAAGGTTTTGCAGGAATGCTTGTACCAAGAAGCTCGATCACTGAACGAGGTATGATTATTCAGACAGCTGTGATCGATCCTGACTACACTGGTGAAATTCATTTGATCGTCACAAACTGCAGCAACAATGTTCAGCATATTGAAGAAGGTCAACGAGTATGCAGTCTTGTTGTTTATTCGGTTCTCAATGCAAGAATTGAGGAAGTTGAAGAGATGACCGAGACTGAACGAAATACGAAAGGACTTGGTTCAAGTGGTTTATGAGCACAAAGATTATTATATACGACTTTGAGGTCTTTAAGCATGATACTCTTTTGGGCGCAGTCATAATCGACAAGAATATTTCACTTCTTCAAACTTGGGACTTAAAACGAATGATCGAATTCTACAAAGAAAACGTAAGCTCGATCTGGATTGGCCATAACAACAGTGGATATGATAACTTTATCTTGCAAGCCGTTGTTAAAGGCTGCAATGAAGAACAAATCAAAACCGTCAATGACAAGATCATTGGCGGTTCAAGGCGTATGTATCTTGATATTCCTTTGCTGTATTATGACTTGATGTACAATCACTCGACAAGTTTGAAAACAGTTGAGTGCGCAGTTGGAAAGAATATCTCGACTTCTGAAGTCGACTTCAACATCGACAGAAAATTGACAGTCGAAGAAAAACGAAAAACTGAGTCATACAATAGAGACGACCTTGATCAAACACTCGATGACTTCAATTATGTAAAAGACGAGTTTATGCTTCGTGTTGATGTTATAAACGAGTTCAATCTTCCTTGGAATGCATTACATGTAACAGGAACTCAGCTTGCAGAAATGGTTCTTCATGCAGAGCACATTGACGGAATTGAAGATTGGGTTGTTAAGCCTCAACTTTATCCTCAACTTCAAGTAAAGAATAAAGCTGTGCTTGACTTTTACTTGAATGAAGACTTTAGAACAGGAAAACATCTTGAAGTTGAATTATGTGGAGCAAAGCACAAGCTTGGCGCAGGTGGAATTCATGCTGCACTTCCAAAATGTCATGAAGACTGGGCATTTTACTTTGACGTTTCGGGTTACTACAATCTTGTAATGATCAATTATGACTTGCTTCCTCGTTCAATTCCACCTGAATACAGAGCATACTACAAGCAAATGTACGAGCATCAGCTCGAACTCAAAAAGACAAATCCAGGCAAACGATGGGTATACAAGATCATTCTTCTGTCAGTGTTCGGAGCAATGACAAATCCATACTGCAAATTCTATGATCCGTATCGAGGAACACTTGTTACGATGACAGGTCAGATTTTCCTTGTTGATTTGCTTGAAAAACTTGAAGGAAAAGCAAAAGTCATTCAAAGCAACACTGATGGTGTTATTGCAAAGCCTCTTCCCGGTGTAACAAAGGAAGAACTGAAGGCGATTATCGATGAATGGCAAGCAAGAACAGGCTTCGTGCTTAAGCTTGAAACGATCTATGACATTCATCAACGTGATGTCAACTGTTACATGTATAAAGATGATAAGGGTTCTGTGCATGTACTTGGCGAAGCGTTGAAGTATTATGAGGCATGGGAAAACCCGTTGTGGGAAAATGTATATCAAGCAAAAGAGCCTGTGATCTTCAACTACTGCATTGTTGATTATTTCATGAATCACAAACTTCCTGAGCAAGTGATTGAAGAGCATAGACGTTCATTACGTATGTTTCAGTATGTGTGTAAAAAAGTTTCGTATGACTGGGTTGAATACGAGTATGTGAATAAACGAACAGGACATGTAGAGACAACAAGATTGCAGGCTGTGAATCGAGCATTTGCCATGAAGAACGATGACTTTACAGGAATGCTCTACAAATACAAAACTGCCGGTAAAACAACAAAAGCGAAAATACCGAGTTTGCCTGACTCAGTTTTTGTTCATAATGACGAGATTTTGAGTGACAAGGCAATTGATGAAATTCTTCCTGAGATTGACTTTGATTATTATGTCAAGCGTGCATATGAGAGAATTTCTGAATTCGTTGAGCTCGAACAAGTAAAGAAGGTGTATGCATGAGTAAAGCGGTTGAAAGAGAAATACAGAAAATCTACTCTGCTGTTTTTAATAAGATTTATACAAAGACTCGACTTGCTGCATTAGCAAAAGGTTCGAGACTTGGTATTGTTGAGTCTGTATCGCTTCTCGAATCATCCGACGCATATAATGAGTTTGCGAAAAAATTTGCGACAGAACTTGCGAAAAAAGGTATGGCTTCAAAACGAGGCGTATGGAGAAAGTACTACAACGCTGCAAAAAAATTGCATTATGCTGCATTACCGAAAACATACGCCGAGTATGAAGCTAAGATAATGAGTAATGCAGTCAAGAACAACTTCGATATGATAAAGTCAATTCCTCGAGAAGCATTGAAAGTAATGGAGCATGACTATACTTCAACGCTTATCGAGGAAGTCGCAAAAGGAAAACTTACTCGAGGTTCGTTTAGACGAGAGCTTGAAATGCATGGCGCGAAAAATGCGAGGTTGATCGCAAGAACTGAATCTGCAAAGCTACAAACTGTGATTCTTGAAACAAGATCGACTGAACTCGGAAGTGTCGCATATATTTGGAAAGCCTCGAACGATGCAAGAACTCGACAATCTCATAAAGACATGGATGGAGTTGTTGTATTCTGGCGTCCTGCTCCGCAAAAGCCTTTACGAGATAAGATGAGAGGAAATGCAGGTGAATTTCCGAATTGTAGATGCTCGCCACAACCTATTGTTGATTTTGATGATTTGACAAAATCTAACTATAAAGTGTATGACTATAGGTCAGACACTATCATTTCGATGACACGAGCTAAGCTCGTTGAATGTCTTATGAAAGGTTCACTCGATTAACTCAGAGATACTTCGAATGTTATATTATAATTTTATATATACAACTATTCGAAGTTCATCTGGATAACTCTGTAATATCTCTGAGAATACACGAAAGCCAAACAAAATAATATATAAAGGAGAAATTATCATGGCAAAAATTCTTGAAAATCCGATCGAAAATTCTGAACAGAAGGAGGTTGAAATTGAAAGCAAACTGTATCGCATGATAGAAATGCTTGATGCAATGAAAGCATCACTTGAGAATGCAAAGAAAGTAAAATCTGAACAGGAACTTCTCATTAAAGTTCTTAAAGCGAGCGAGTACGTTAAAACATTCAAAGAATTCATTGAGTCTGAAGAAAAACAGAATGAAGATCTCGGTTCTCAGATTATGACGCTTGAACTCAGAGCAGAACTTCTTGAACAGGCAATCGATGCATGCAAAGCAAACACAGAAATTGAAAAGGCAATGACACTTGTGCTCGACGCACTCGGAGTATTTGCTCAGTAAACAATGATGACTGAATTACAGAGACGACTATATCGAGAGCTGTATCGTAAAAGCTTTTACGAATTTGTGAAAGCATTTTGGAATACAGCAGAACCTGCGAAGTTTGTTGACGGAAAGCTGATCCAATGTTATTGCGAAATCTTTCAGTATATGTGTAAAGACTGGGTAGGTTATGACAATATTGATATAAATGTTCCTGCAAAGACCGAAAACAATGAAATCATCGATGTCAGACAAGGTAAACGTAATCTTTGCGTTATGGTTCCTCCTCGTCATACGAAATCGAAGATCTTCAATGTCTTCGGTCCAGTGTGGCTTTGGATATCGAATCCGATCAAAGCGGTTTCGATTTCACATACTGGAGCGCTTGCAGGAAAGATGAATGCAGATCGATACAATATTGTCAACTCTGAGAAATTCAAATTCTTCTTTCCTGAAATTGTGATCATCACCAACACAAAGTCTGCGATCACAGATAATCGTGGAGGTGAGCTATATTCTCAGAACCGTGATGCAATGACAGGTTATGGCGGCGATGTTATTATCAATGACGACTTGACAAACGCAGAAACCGCTCGTCGAGATCAAGCTGAAATGGCTGCAGCATGGGCATACTACCAGAATACTATGCCTTCTCGTATCAATAACCCAGAAAAGTGCATCATCATGAATATTCAGCAGAGACTTGCGCCGAATGACATCGCAGGACACATCATGTCTGAGCCAAAACTTGCAGAATCATATGTGTTCGTTACGCTTCCTGCGATATTCCCAAAAGACACATATGTTGTTTGTCCGATAAGCGGAACTGTGATCGAATTCAAAAAAGGTGACTTCTTATGGCCTGAACGATTCGGTGATTATACAGCAATTCGGTATCAGGTTGGTGAAGCGATTTTTGAGACACAGTACTTGCAAAATCCGATCGCGTCAGATCGTACAGTTGTTAAACCTGACATGATCGTGTCAAGAGATCTTCCTGATACACCTGGAATTGAGCATGCTGAGATTGTATATGCATCGCATGACTTTCCTGTCAAAGACAAAGATACGTCAGACTATCTTGGTTCAATGCTTGCGTATAGAGTTGGAGCAAATCTCTATGTCGTTGATTCTCTCGAAAAACGAATGGCGTTCGTTAAGTCTGTGAACTATGTCAAAACACTTGATGAGCTCTATCCTGGCATCATTCAAGTGATAGAAGATAAAGCAAACGGTTCGCCAATTCTTCAGCAACTACAAGATGAGGTTGCAGGAATGCAAGCATTCCAACCCGGAACTGCATCAAAAATGCAACGTCTCGAATCTGCTTCGTTGTATATGACTTCAGGAAATGTCATTCTTGTTAAGACTGAGTTCAACAAGCTCACACAGCAATGGGAGTTCAGTGATGCGATGATGAACTTATATAAACGACTGCTCGCATTTCCGTTTGTCGAACATGACGATATCATTGATGCATTCTCAATGCTCATTTTGTTTGTCTTCATGGATCGTAGATATATGGTCTATGGACGAGCATTTGATGACAAGAACTTTGTTGATGCAGAAACTATTACAGGACTTGACTATAACACGATCTTCTTCAATAAAGAAGGCGATATCTGGAAAGTTCTTGATATTGCAGTTCAGTATGGCGAAACGACAAAGCTCATCATTCAAAGAGAACTGCATTTCAAAGCTTCGGTTGAAGAGGGTATGAAACGTTTACGATTGTTCGCGCCAAAAAAGACTTTATTCATCGATTGTTCTGCGACTGAAGCATTGCGAGGTATGGTCACAAAAGACGTAACTGTTGAGAGATATGAAGTTGAAGATTTTGACAAGAGTATTGCTCAGACAAACCTTGCGTTTAGTAAGAAACTTGTGCTCATCGACAATCATTGTGTCTTGACAAAAGCAGACATTGAGAACTTTAAGTTTAGCAAGTCAAAAGACGAAACTGTAAAGTATGCATCAACAAAGGACGGCTTTGTTGCTTGTATCAGGCTTGCATTGCATTACTTCGGCGGCATTGTATAACACGTGCATATTCAAATAAAGGAAGGACGTTTCTTGCGTCCTTCTTTCTTTTCTCTCAAATTGTTAACGAATTGTAAACTGTTCAAATTTTTTGAAAAACTTTCAAAAAAAGTATTTACTTTTGGACTAATTTGTGATATAATATAATCAAGATAAAGGAAATATTGAAGGAGAAAGAAAATGAAAAATTACGAAGTAACAATTCAAGACAGAAAGAACACAATATGGAGCAACATTCCGGTAGATGAAGGCAAGGTTGTATATATTGTGTCGGCAGAAAACAAGCAACAGGCAATTGACTTCGCATATGAAGTTTTCCAACCTGTCTACAACATGGGCAGAGAAAAGGTCAAAATCACGGCTGAAAGATTTTAATTACTAAACAGAAAAGGAAAGTTGGAGGACACCTGCTCATGAAAATCACATTTAACGAAATTGAAAAAATTCTCAAAACGCTTCCGATCGGTTACTACCTCAAGAGAAATGTTGATGTTACGCTTGATCCTGATAGTGAGTGTTCGTATTATGTTCCCATGGATGATACAATTCGAATCAGTTTCAAACAGCTTGAGGGTACATTCGAATCGATCGAAAAAACGAAAAACGTTGAGAAGATCGTTAGAGGAATGCTCTATCATGAAGTTTCACATGCATTTATTACTCCAAAAAATCTTCGAATGACATCTTGGATGAACATATTCGAAGATGAGAGAATCGAGTCTGTGCTTAGACACTACTACCTCAATACGAACTTCAGAGAACTTGTAAAGTTCGTGAATAACTTCAAAGGTGAAAAACCTGCAAACGCAAAACAAGCATTCTATCAGCTCGTACGTTATCGCGTCGGTGATAAAGATTGGCTCAAACGTTTACATGAGCTCATTCAAAAGTATAAAACATTGAATCGTCGAAATGAAGGTTACGAACTTTATGAATATGAAGATGATGTTCAAAACTTCTATGAAAATTTCATGGCGTGGTATAAGATGAATCATCCTGAACTCGATGAGATCAAAAGTCAGCCTGAAGCTCCTTCTACAAGCTCTTGTAAATCTGATGAATCTTCTGAATCTACTACGGAATCTGATGAGTCTGACGATGAGTCTGATGAAGAGACTGATGAAACGACAGATGATGAATCTGATGAAGAGAATGATGAGGCAGGAAATCTTGAATCCGATGAAGAGGGTGAATCTGATGAATCACTTTCGAGCAAAGAGATCGACAATGTAATGTCTGATGTATTGAATGAACTTGTCGATAAAGAGATGATCGAGTCCGTTCAGCAGATTCTACAACGTATTTCGAAATCTACTTCGAAAAACGGTTCTGCAATCAATGCATATTCAGGTGTATTTGATCCTCGTTCAGTTGTTCGTGATGATTATAAGTACTTCGTTCAGCAAAATCGAATCGGTCATGTCAAAGCATTTTCGAAAGTACATCTCAATCTGTTCATTGACAGATCCGGTTCATTTAGATGTTCGCAAGATACTGTGAACAAACTTCTATATTCGTTGAGATTGTTCGAAAATTCAAATCCGAACTTCACATTCGATCTTGTTACTTGCGGAATGGGCGAACGTCTTGAAACAAAGAAAGATCGAATCATGGAATGTCGTGGTGGCAACAAACTTGATCATGATGTGTTTGATCTCTTCAAAAAACTTCAATTCGCAGGTCAGACGAACTACAACATCGTGTTGTTTGATGGTGATGCGTTTTCCGATTACAGCTATAGAGAAACAGTTGAAGCTCGCAAGAATTTCGGTGCATTTAATGCTTCGAATGTGACGATCATTTCTGATTACGATAATAAGGCTGCGATTGAACAGTACGCATGTTCTGCGAAAAAGATCTTCACATATGATTACGCGGATGAACTTTGCAAGAATGTGATGAACGCACTTCAGATGCTCACTCGTTGAGCATCTGAATGTGCAATTATTAACGAATTGTAAATTGTTCAAATTTTTTGAAAATTTTTTACGAAAAGTATTTACTTTCGAATCAATTTGTGATATAATATAATCAAGATAAGGGGAAACACCACTTCCGCTTACAACACACATAAGGAGAACAAACTCATGAAACTCGGAACATCCAACATCTACATCAAGGTCAATGCTACAAACGAACTTTTCTTTGCTCAAGGCGAAGAACGCTATAAGAAAGTTATTGATAATTCGCAGAAAGTTATTTTGCGTTCAATCTACAACGTCTTTAATCGTAGAGTTATTCCTATGGCTGACAAAATGGCGTATCTTGATTCGCAAATCAAGAAACTCGGCATCATTCGTGATGCCTCCTCTACTTCGACAACTACGATCGATACGATCACACTTGAATCTACGCTTCAGAAACTAATCGACTTCTTCTCTGAATTCTCGTTCGAACCGAACTACAGATTCGTGAATACATTTGCATATGCATGTCAATCTTCGATCGACACTGCAAAGAACTATGTCGCAAGATACTTCGAACTGACTGACTCGCAGTTTATGACGTCGATCGTAGAAAAGATGAAATCCGCTGAGTTCAAAGAAATCTGCAATGCATTTTCTACGACTGCACCTACGCACAAAGTCAATTCTCGTTTCAAGCTTTACTACGGCTCTGCAGGAACTGGTAAAACAACGAGTGCTATGCTTGAAGCTGAGAACAACTGTATGACTTGTCACTCTGCAATGCTTCCTTCTGATTTGATGGAAGACTTCAAGTTTGTTGATGGCAAGGCTGAGTTTGTTCCGTCTGCACTTCAGATCGCAATGACTGAAGGAAAGAAGATTGTGCTTGATGAGATCAATCTTCTGCCTTTCGAAAGTCTGAGATTCTTGCAGACGATTCTTGACGGCAAGACAGAGTTCATCTACAAAGGCAAGACCGTGAAGATCATTGACGGATTCAAGATCATCGGTACGATGAACCTTGTCGTTAACGGCTGCACATATGGTTTGCCTGAACCGCTTGTTGATAGAGCTGAAGATCTTCGTAAATATAGTCTGACCGTAAAGAACTTGGTCGGAGCAATCATCTAAATACATTCATGTATCACACGTTAAAACGGGACAGAGTGGTATATATAAATCTATTATACTGCTCATCCCGTTTAACGTGAGAACACTCTGCGAGGTAACATATGAGCATATACTCTAAACTTTATACATTCCAGCAACACATCGTTGACAAGTTCGCTGATCGTGAAAACTTCGGTCTTTTCATTGATATGGGTCTTGGTAAGACGCCACTTAGCCTTGGTCTGGCTGAAGTTAATAACTGCACGAAAGTGATTGTCATCACTATCAATTCGAAAGCACTCGAAACAGAGCTTAACTCTGGTTCGTGGCTTTACTGGGCAAAGCAAAGCTCAGTTCCATATACAACGTTTACGAAATCGAGCAAACCGGTGTTCGACAAAACGAGGCCCGAGCTTCTTCTTATCAACTACGAATCGTTGTTCAGTCGTTCGAAAGACAAAACAAAACGAATGGAACTGAAAGACAACGTAAAGGCATTCATTGATGCTTGTGGTGGGCACAATGTTGCGATAATCGTAGATGAATCGCATAAGATGAAAAATCTCCAGTCTCAGCAAACGTTGGCAATAAATGCGATCAAACGGAGTTTGACGTTCCGAGCAAACAAAGTTTACACGTATTTGTTGACAGGAACACCCTTTACTACAGGCTACATCGATCTATATTCTCAGCTTAAAACGCTCGGATATCCGGAAACGAAATCATCTTTCGTAGATCGATTCTGTATTAGAGGGCATGTTCCTGGTTTACTTGGCTGGCAGCAGCCGATCATTGGCTACACAAACATTGATGAATTGTTCAACATCATTCATGAATATGCAATCACAGTAAAGTCTGAAAGCGTTGTCGATCTTCCTGAAAAGATTTTCGTTGAGCATGTTCTTCCTGAAAGTGAAGACTTCAAGATGTTCACTTACGAATTTGTCAATAATGACAGCTTGCTCGAGTACATGAAACGCACGCAATTACCACTCATTGTTGATAGCATGCATAAAACCGAAGATGAACTTGAAAAGTCGTATGATCATATCTTCTATCCTGGCGCAAAACGAATGAAGATGAACAATCCATTTTTCAGAGATATCGGTTATGACATTACAAAACTTGATTCGACTGGACCTTGGATCGCAGAAACTTCAGGTACATGTCACTTACGTGCTCGTCAATTGAGTATTGGCTTCCAAGGAAATGCAGAAGAATTTAGATGGTTTGATAAACGACGTCTCATTGCGCTCAAACATTTTCTTGAAACAAATGAGTCAAACTATGTTCTGTTCTACAACTATACACCAGAACTCTACGAGCTCTTCGACATCTGCACAGATCTTGGTTACAATGTTGATGTTTACTGTGGTGAAGTGAAGAGTCTTCGAAATTACGAAGCTTTTGCAGGTCAGTCTGATGCAGAACGACTTGTCAACAACAAGAACATTATTCTTGCAAACTTCGCGTCAGGCTCGACTGGTATGAATTGGCAGTTATATAGTCAGTGCATTATCTTTTCAATGCCATTGTATTGTCATTACGAACAAGCAATTAAACGAATTCATCGACTTGGTCAGAAATGCGCCACAGTCACATATCATGTATTTTCGCAAGATAACTGGCTTGATAAATCTATGAGAAAAGCACTTGAAGATTCAATAAACTATTCTGACGAAATGTTTGCGAGTGATTTCGAAAGAATTCAATCGTTATCTTCTGATGATACGGAAAGTTGAATATATAAATACTAATTTAAGTCATTCGAGTTTAACGTGAGTACTCTGTGAACCTCTTGTAATACTTGAAATGACTTTATGGAGTTTATTATGTCAGATAAAATAATTATCAATAATCGTGATTCTACTTTGCCAAAAGAAAATAATTTACTTAAGACTGATGATGAAACTATCACTATAGTACCAAACAACGAGCTTATTATTTCTACAGATTCTGTATTAACACATCATATGACCACTATAAATAAAATACTTACAAATTCAGTTTATGGCTTAACAATGTCAGCAAAAGAACTTAAAGTCGATTTAACTCTCACTGAGCTCAAAGATAAAGTCCGATGTCTACTAATCGATGTTGAAGTGCTTAAATCAAGAATTGACGAACTTGAAAAAGAAAATAAGTTATTGTGTAGTCGAGTCGACAAAGCAGATACAGAAAATGAAGAATTACGTCGTAGAGACGAAGTTCTTGAAAGACATATTTCTGAGCTCAAGCTCAAATTTATGCTATAAGGAGACAAAAAATGACACCTGAAAAACGAGTACAAAACGCGATCGTAGATTTTATGAAAGAGCTCATCGCTCGAGGAGAAAAGATCGACATTCAACGAAGACAGGCTGGAGGTTACAACTACAAGAAGGGAATACCTGATCTATATGCAGTTGTATACGGTAGACATCTTGAAATTGAAGTGAAAGCACCAGGAAAGCAGCTTCGACCTATGCAAGAGAAATGGCGAGACAAATGCTTACGACTTGGTATAGACTATGTATGCGCAGACTCAATTGATGCATTCAAGTATTTCATGCTGATCACGTACAGTCTCAAATGATCAATTCATTTACTTTTCATCCAAAATTTTGAAAAACAGTTTACGACGTTTATCTCTGTTAAACAAAGAACAGTTTAATAATAATATATATATCTAAGCATACAAAATTTAACAGAGATCAACGCGCGGCCTCTGGTGACATTTGCTTACTTTTTGATAGTTTTGAAAAATTTTTTGAAAACTTTCACAAAAAGTATTTACTTTCAGTATAAAATATGATATAATATATATATAGAAAACCGAAATGGAGGCATACTATGAAAGTTTGGGTTCTTGAAAAATTCGCTTCTCCTACAGAGATGACCAAAACTCTGATCGATATGATCGAGATGATCGAGAGTTCAAGAAGTAATTGCTCTGCAGAAGATAGTCAAAAACTTGATGAAGGTCTTGATCGATTCGAAGACAAAATCGAAGAAAATCCGTCTGGATTTTGGTCAGGATTCGAAGGAAAGACTTCGTACAAGCAATTCTGCAATGTTGCTAAAGATGCAATTGAACGAAATCCGAATGCGAAGTTCAGAGTTGTAGAAGGCGAAATTGACGATAAAGCAACAACTTGGACAAACTACAGACTTGTGAGCGTGAACGATAAAGTTCTTAAGTATTTGCGTGCGACTCTTGGAACTCGTGAAACTGACTGGAGTTCGAAATACAAATACGTTTACAAAACTTTCGACAAAGGAGCAGACAAATGAAAGAAGCGTATGTACTCATTCTGAAAACTCAAGGAGGCTCGATCTCAGATAAATTCGAGTTCGATACTCTTGAAGAAGCAGAAGCTGAAAAGAAGTTCTACAAGTCGTACTACAGCAATTAAATACTCGTATAAAATTGTAAAAGAAAGAAGGACTGTCATATGGAAGAATACAAAGTGAAGCAAATTCAGCCGAATCATGCAGATCATGTAAGCGGCTACAGAGAGAAGTATTTGCAAGAAATGCTTGATTACGAAGCGGTCGTGGCTCAGCCAAAGTATGACGGTGAGAGAATGCTCATTCATATCAATCATGAAGAGGTGTATTGCACATCTCGTAGACATTCAAAGAAAACAGATCGATTCATGGAAAATCAAGATAAGCTTCCTGATCTTTGTGAAGCATGTAAAAGTTTTGACCTTGACTATACCGTGATTGACTGCGAATGTTACGCAAAAGACTGGTCAACTATCGTTGGAATTCTTCATTCGCTTCCCGAGCGAGCCATCGAGCTCAGTAAACGCAATGTTCCTCGTTTTGCAGTTTTTGATTGCTTGTTCTACGACGGCAAAGACTTGAGACTACTTCCATATTGTGACAGACTTCTCTGTGTTGCTAAAGTAGTGCATAAAATAAATTATGAACCTATGCACGTTGTTAAGTTCATCAATGAAGAACTTAAACCTGATGACATAAAAAATCTTCATTATTTATCTCGAGTTGATGAATTCGATACGGCAATGAAGAATGCAATCAACATGGGCTGGGAAGGCATTGTCGTAAAGTCTTTGTTCAGAACATATTACGACGTAGGAGCATCAATCAAGTGCAAAAAGTTTGAGACAGTGGATTGCGTTGTTTGTGGTTATGACGTCGGTAGAGGCAAATACTCTGATACCGTTGGTGCATTGCATATCGGTTATTATGATCCTGACTCCGACTCTATTATTAAGATTTCGAATGTAAATTGCGGAACTGACGAAGAACGCAATATGTGGCGTGATCATTGGACTGAGCTCAAAAATTCTGTCATTGAAGTCAAATGTCAAGAAATTACTGAGAAAAGTTTACGACATCCTGTTTATATTCGTCTCAGAGATGACAAAGACTACAAAATGTGTATTCGGAGTACAATTTTCAAGGAAAGTTAATAAAGCATTTATTTTCAAATCAATCTGAGAACAAACGGTTTACGACGTTTATCTCTGTTGAACTTTGTTAGTATGGTTAATATAAATTATAAGTAACGAATTCATATTTCACAGAGATAAACGTCATAACTCCTGCGTTTGAAAGTAAATAAAAGACCCTCCCGAATTACTCGAGAGGGTCTTTTATTGTCATTTTTTCGTATTTTACTGGAATGACACTTTACCGCAAGTAAAGATCCAATCCTGATCTGCTGAAGTATCAGCAAATTCCTGATCTGCAGGTTTCTGAATGTAGCAATCTTCACAAGAAGCGACCTTATTACCATTTGCATCACTCACAGAGAGTGCGCAGCCATTGTAATCTCCACCATAGTAGATATTGCAAAGCTTGATGAATTTAATCACTTCGTCTGAGAGCTGATGCAAATTCACAGTGCATGTACCAGTTCTGTCAAGACTCTTATCATGCACCCATGCGCCAGTTGCGAAACCTTTTGTCGTCCAGAGATCAGTCTTTACGCTCAGTCTGATTGAGCCAAGATATGAACCCTGCCCGCCAATTGAGATTGTGCCGAACATAGACTTGATCGTAGGATCAGCAGGTTCGATTGAAAGAATGTAATTCGCAAGTGAATATCTCTTCATTGTTGTTTACCTCCTCAAATCACTTCGCCGTTAATCGTCACAGCACGGATTCCATACTGATCTGCGATAACAACATAAATGGGCGGTGTCTTATGCAATGCTTTGTCTGCATCACTCAGTGATTCATACGGAAGAATCTTAACAAGGAAGCCGTTTTCGAGAGCAGTTCCTTTTTCGATAATCGTATACTGAGCATTGTTATACGTAATGATCATGTCATCGTCAAGCCAGATTTTGTCTGTTGTCAGATAACCTGATGTTGTATATCTTGAAAGCTCCTGACTCATTACTGCATAAATCTTGCTCAATCCCGAAGCATTTTTGATTTTCTGTGTAAGCAGAATAATCAACTGCTCAGTCAAAGTCTGATGAAGCACAATGAGACAGAACGAATTGATAAGATCTGCTCCGTTTTTACAGTTACCGCCGCAGTTACGAACTGTGCCTGCAAGCGTTACATCAACATTCATGTTGTTTGTCATGCATGTTCCATAGTCAGTGTCAGTCAGCTCTTCAGCAGTGAGATTTTCATGTGTAAACATGTAGTCATACACAGAGTCTGTTCTGTATACGTTCACATTGCTGAGATACGCAGCAATTGTCATTTCTGCGCCAAGAATTGTTGAATATTTGACTACGAAATTCTTAACTGAATCAATGTCAGTCTTATCATTTGTTCTTGAAACAATGATCTTTTCGTTAATACCGTAAATCGAAGAACTTGCTTCTCTCGCAACGGCAATCGCTTTCAATGCGGCGTATGTCGTAGCAACATTCGCATTCGGAGCAGCATATGCAATGCAAATGTATTTGTCATCAAGTGCAGAAATTGCAGCGTCAAGTCCCTGAAGCTGAGTCTGTCCAATGATTCTCGCCTTAACACCACCGTTCTTGAAGAACACATCAAGATATGCAAGTGTTGTTGTCATTGAAGTAAGCAAAGACTCTGCTTCAGTATAAGAACTTACTTCAACTGGAGTACTTGATGTACCTTCAGCCGTAAAAAGAACAATCGTTGAACGAGTTCCTACAACTGCAGTAGGCACATGCGCTTTGATATTTACATCAACAAAGCGTTTCAGATCAATACTCATAAACGTTAACTCCTTTTCGTAGTATGAATTTCATCGAATGTTTCAAACTCGGCATCGATCGATGATTGTGTAAGTTTAACTTCACACGATACATTGATTTCGATGTCATTTCTTTGCCATACAATATTATTTTTGAACTCAGTAATACGTTCAGGTTCTGACACACTTTCAACGTATACACCTCTCGCAAGAAGTGAGTTACGAACTTTCTCAGTTCTAAATCTTGCAACAAGCATGTTCGCAACATTACCAGAGTTATCGCCATAGAGTATTACTCGTAGCTGATACGCTCTAAAAAATGTAATCGAGTCATCGTCATTTGTTCTACTCATATTCGTAGAGGACTCTCTTGTTTTAAGTTCAAATAACAATGCCGTATTTGCCGGTGTCAGTGACTCGAAAATACTTCCTGATAAGTTCGTGTCAAGAAATGCGCCATATTCAGTAGTTGCATCTCGAATAAGTTCTGCAGAAATACCGCTTTGCGCAATTAACTGCGCACGCAAGATTGTATTGATTGATTCAACGTCTGTCATACAATCTTACCTCCATTCAAGTACTGCACATAATCTGCAAGATCTCGATATGCAGTAAGCTGAATTTGTTTCAACGTGCAAGACCTACATCCAAACTCATCATAGTCACGAACGGAATCGACCATCAAGTAATTATTCTTATAGACAAGAACATCGCCAATGCTGATTCTATACAAACTCTTGCAATAGAAGTTATACTCGATCGTAGTCGTGTTTCCTTCAAGCGATTGCTCAAGTTTTGTGCCTTGCGATTGAAGTGATCCTCGAATATTTTGTGTTGTAAATGTTGTAATTGTTTTACCAGCATCATTTATTGACTTTCCTGTCACAACATGCAAAGTATAATTAAACGAGAATTCTTCAATCGCATCATAAAAGAATGTGGGGTCAATAACATGATTTTGTGACATATCAGTTTGCCCCCGGAATTGGATTCGATGTAACAACAAAGATTGACGGTACAGCTTTCGTTTTATACAATGTCATGAGCGCAGCTCCGTATGAAGTCTGATTCCAGAACATCGCATCGTCAGAGCTCACCATCGTTTTGTCAATGTCGTATGTTTTTGAGAATTCACCAATCGACATGCTTGACAAAACTCCTCGTGTTACGCCTCCACCTGCAACCTCTGCAAGTGTACTACCAGAGGGAGCTTGTTGCTGTTGAGCAATGATTGTCATATAATGTGCGATTGCATAACTCATTGCAAGCTCCCAGTCCGATCCGAAAATTGAATGGAAGATCTTGTTGTTACAGATAGTATAGAGCTTATTGAACAAAGCAGTTCCTAGTTCAGTGGCGATGTATGCTGAGAACTGAGGCATCCAGACTGTGAAGTCGCTTGCAGTAAATGCAGGATTTTCTCGATCAATTTGAATACCTATGATTGCCATCTCAGCTCACCTCCTCTTAGAAATGAATTCCTTGCGAAATCCATTCTTCTACGCCTTTTTTCGCTTTATCAAGCGATGCGTATGTTTCGCCAAAGCCTTCAATCATCCATATTCCTTCTTTATCTTCAATGAGTGTTGCACCTTTATAACGTACTTTTCGATAATCATGAATTGAATCATCAACATCGACTTCATAAACTCCTGCTTGAGCAGCACGAAGTTCTTCAACATGTTCTGTTTCTTCGTCAAGAATATGACTCAAGACTGAAAGCAACTGAGGATTTGATGTTTTTGCAATCATCTTACGATATCCATCAATCGCTTCGAGCTCGTCTTTGATGAGAAAATCAAGATTAACATCTGCTTCAGACTCAGCATCTTTTACTGAGTCTCCAAGTTGTTCTTTCGTTTTCTTCAAAAGTTCAGACAGACGACCTGTAAACTGATATGTTGCATGTGAATTTGACACATGCATAACGAGGCAGTTTGCAGTACCAGTACCACCAAGTGCAACCTGCTTTGCAAGCTTTTCGAGTGCTTCTTTTACGTTATTCGCTTTGATTTCAGTGTCATAACGCCAAAAATCAGGTCCATAGCCCTGAGATTTTGCGTATGTATCGATCCAGCGAATTGAATATGTTTCCATAGCATCGAACATCTTGATTACACGAATTGCGTCATCATGGCTCTTTGCATCAACAACATACTTGTTGTTTACTTTGAATCGCATAGTTGCTCCTCTCTATTTAACAAGCCCGACATGTGTAGCTTTCGCAAAATACATGCCGGGCCGAGCAAATGTTTTGATTATTTTGTGAAATCCCAGTATGTCACAACGCCGAGCTCGGAAGAAGAAGCATTGTAAGGAAGCTGGACTTCGGAAACCTGGCCGACAAACGCAGAGGTGTATGACATCTTATCAATATTCGGCAGAGTGATATAGTGCTGCATCGGATAGGGCATGTCAAGACGAACGAATTCCTTCTCTCTCTTGTATGCCACAATACGGCCGTGAGAACCGGTACCGAGAGTGTTAAGCGCAGGTCTCGAAGCGATTGTGATGCTCACCTTTCCGTCAGATTCATCAATGCCGAGGTTGTGGTCAATAATGAACTTACGGAGAGTTGATGTGTAGAGCGATGAGAATCTGCTCGTAAGGTCCGAACCAACAAAGGTCGGAACAAGGAAGCTGTCAGGCAGAATAGTGATGTTCATGTTGCTGTTCAGGAGGTATGTTTCAAACACACCGTTAAAGAACGCAACCACCGCTCCATCAGTCATACCGTCGAAACCGACGTTCGCAGCGGAAGCGTCGCTGTTGTCGATTGTCGTTGCAAGAACGTTCGCATCATTGAAGAGACCGGTTCCACCGTTGATGCCAAGATATGCAACCTTCTGAACGAAGAGGTCCCAGCCTGCGACAATTGCATTCTGGTAAATATCCTGAATGGACTTCTGAAGAGTGAGTTTCTTCATCTTCTCGAGCTCGATGAATCGAAGATCATAGGCAACTTCGAAGGTGTAGACATTCACTTTTTTCTGATTCAGACCTGCATTCACACGAGGAATGTAGTTCGCGTTGTTACCAATGACGTTTCTGAACTCATCCATGATACCGGCCCAGTCGACAGTGTAGTAAGACACGTAATCGACAAAACCGCCACCGACATCAATCGGAATGTCGTTCGCATACGTAGTGTAGTGTTTCGGCTCATAAAGAGTGGTGTGAAGCTTTGCAAGAGTTGTGCTCAGGAAAGCGAAGTTTGTGTCATGAAGTTTTGCATCATGAACACCAGGTACTTTGATACCTCTATACATCTTATTGACGGACAAAGTAGTACCACGATTTTCAGGAGCAATGCTATCAACAAAGAAGTTCTTTTCGATAGTGCTCGGAGTAAATGTTCCAGTCATTTCTCAGTCCTCCTTATACCTTGCAGATTTCGATCACGTATTCGTAGTTTGAAGTTGTCGAGCTCTCTTCGACGATATCAAACAGACCGGTGCAGACATAGCCCGTATCAATGTTTGAGTTCGCAGTAAGAGTGAGTACGCCAGCAGAAGTGATATACACTTTTGCGCCGGGAAGAATGCTTGATTTGAAACGTGTAGTTGCAGCAATATCAACAGCAATATAGCCGTTGACAAGCAAATTCACCACTTCACCGGGAGCAGTCTCAACGGTCATACCCGGGAAACCATCAGCGAGCTTCACATTCGTTGCAAGAACGAATCCGGCAAAATTTGCAGCAGTCACGGTTGAAGCTGCCTTTTTAACGTAATAGCCTTCGCCATTCTGAGTTGCGCTGTCCCACATCAGAGGATCGCCAAACTTGACTGCAGATGATCCGGAAAGGATTGCGCCTGCAACATTGTACTTGTCTGACACTGTGGGATAACCAATCATGAACTTTTTGATCTTATTATTGATGATAAGTCCCATTCTTATTTACCTCCGTATCTTCTTGTCCAAGCAGTCTCAATGTCGATCGCATCTTTGATCGAGTCATTGGTTTTCTTTTTTCTTTCGATTGCGCCAAAAGATTTCTTTGAATCACGAGGTTTTGTTTTCTCGTCGGTATCAATGACCTCTTCGATCTGCTCGTCCTCGTCATCGACTTTCGGATCTTCGCATTCATCGTCGAGCTCTTCTTTATCTTCACATGCATCAGCAGTGTTTTCGACAAGTTTCATGAGCTTCGGTGCGATCGCAGCAAGACCCTTAAGAGCCGAGATCTCGTCGTCAGACAGACCATTATCATCATTGACTTCAGGCTTTGACTCAGGTGCAGGATCTGTTGCAGAAGCCGGAGTTATCTCATCAAGCTCTTCTACTTCAAAAACTTCACCATCTTCGTCTTTGACATGGAATTTCTTCATAGTCGAATTTCTCCTTTTCTTTTATATAAATATTATAATACACACCGTAATAAGAAATATAATCAAATATATATTTTATTTTCAGGAATATATCTGGATAAACTCTGAGACACACAAAACATTGAATAATAAAAATTATATATCCTCAATTTCATGTTCTCAGAGTTAATCCTTAATAACTGTGAAGTCACTCTTTTGAATGCGCATTGATAAATTCTATAATTTTTGTGAGCAACTTAGTCATCAAATCATTAAATGATGTCACTTTAAAAATATTGTACCAAGTCTGATTTAATGCATAAATCGCAAGTGCGATAGCAACAATGAAGTTTAGCTCGAACTGATCTACAATGAGTAGATAAACGATTGAGCCGATGATGGACAGTCCTGCAGAAATTCCAACATAGACGAAGTGTCGAGTCTGTTCTTGCAAACCTGCGAATAGACTGCAGTATTTCATAATACCAAGAATTGCGATTCCTGCAAAAGCGATCAACGTAATCGGAAGACCAAAATCTGCGAAAAATGAAATGAATTCGTCCATTTAATTCCTCCTTTCCTATTTGACAAATTTCTTAGTATGTATTTACACAGTCGGTGTGTAGAACTTATGAGTAGTGACTACGACGTCATCTGCAGAAAGCAGAGAACAGTCAAATCAATTGTTGTTTACGTACTTGCCATAAGATGTCCTACTTGAGTGTTTCAACAGACGTTCATGAGCTATTCACAATAATAAGGTGCTTTCAATTGTCGGTCGAACCGACTCATCTTACTCCAATCTTTTGTGTTCAGAATTTACTTCATTTCTTTCAAGATTTTCAACTCTTGTTTCAAGACTTGTCAAACGCATATCATGTCGGATAAGCGTTTCATTTGTTGAGTCTTGTTTACGTGACATTTCTTTAATGTCAAGGCGCATATCGTCTGTTTTTTCACGAATGTATTTTACATCATACTTCATGCTCGCATCAGACTCACCTTCATCGTGCTGAGCCTTTTTGCGACCAACAAAGAACAAAATGATTGCACATGCGCCTGATGCTATTGCGATAATACTCGAGCAAATCGTAAGCAATTCCATTCAATCATTCTCCTACGATGTAGAATTTCTCATTTCTTGCTTCGCATTCAACAACTGAATAAACTCTGCCATTTCGAATATCACGAATACCCTTAGCCGAGCTCAGCCTGATTATTCCATTTGCAAGCACTTCACGTTTGATGCCATTTGATTTACGAGACATGCTATATTCCTCCTTTATTCTTCAAGTACCCAGCTCAACATGCATTCCACTCCTGCGAATTATATAATTGCGGAAGTGAAGTGAACATCTTGTTTTTTAAACCTCGCTTTCAACGATGAAACCGTCAAACCCTGCATCTTTTAGTCTGTTAAGCATTTTTGTTGCGTTTCCTTTTATGAAGTATGCTCCCACTTGCACTCGGTATATTTTTCTCTTTTTCTCAACTCCGAAGCATTCCGCAATCACCCTTGCTTCTTCTCTTGCAAGTCTTTCAAGGTTCGCATCATCCAAAAGCCAATTGCTTTCATACACATTTGTATGATAGCCGTGCTCAATGATGATTGCACGGGGACAACCGGAAGCTGCGGAATAACGCAACACTCCGAAATAGTCTGTTCCGGGCTTTCCGGGGTAGTCGTTGTAGAATACTGCTTTTACACCGTTCCCCATCAGATTGCCTACTGTATCGGCCAGCTTCTGGGCTAAAGGCTGATTAAATGCCTTGTCTTTTTGACTGTAGCAAGCACAAACGCCTGTTATTGAAGGGTCGTATGTGCCATCAGGGGAAGCGGAAGGGGCGTTGCTGTGAAGAGAGAGAAGCAAACCACTGCCGGATTCTCCTGCCGCTTTTCCCCGTGCTGAAAGTGAAGGGTTATCGCCGATGTTCGGTCTGGTGTTGATTACCTCAAAACCGTAAGATTCAAGGGCTTTTTGTAATTTCTGCCCCAGCTTCCACATTTGAGTACCTTCTACATAGCTTGTGTTGTTTGGACTTCTGTTTGTGTTCTGCCCGTGTCCGGGGTCAATTGTTATTATCATATTTTTACCTCCTTTATGATTCAAGTACCCAAGTCAACACTCCGTTGATGGATTTGAGAACATAAGTCCCTTCGGTTTGTATTATCGGCAATTCGCTTTCGGGCGTATATGCGATAAGTTCCTGCTTATTTCCCGTCTGCTTGACGAGATATAGTCCGTCAGTAGAAGCATTGGAGGGAAGATTCTGCAACTTATCACGAAGATTTGCTTGATAGAAAGTTTCATGTCCAACAGGAATGGCAACATCTCTCGGACTCGTTTCTGCTGTTGCAAGTGCATCTACATATTCTTCAGTACCGAAATCATCAACAACTTGCGGGTCGATGAACGGATTTGCGGTTTCGGCAGTCGCTGTTTCTAACTCATAGACTAAGTATTTTCCAACTAATTTGGGGGCAAGAACATTTATATCTTCATTTGCGCCATCTTGAATAATAATTCCATTTGCTGTTACATCTAATCGTTTTGAACACATAGCGTAAATTGGTGTTCCGAGTGCTTTTTTATTTGCTATTTCAGCGTAAGTAGTCATTGGATATAAATTAGAAGTAGCATTTAAAATTAATTGCGTATCTACTCTTTTTAACTTATTGATATTTGCATAAAAACCGTATGCGTTATTATATGTCCAGCTTAAAGTAGACAAATCCACAATTCCATACTTTCTCGTCACTGTTCCATCTTTCTTGTAAGTATCGCCGTCGAAATACAGAATGTTTGCGGAATCGAGTTTCGGAATGCCACGAAGTTCGACAGGAGAGAGCGGATAGTTATGCTCAATATACGGCTCGTATTCGCCATTGCGGCAGCCACTCCACACAAGATGAACACACGTATCGGTAGTATTGCCTCCTGTCACAGTCAATATGCCATTTTCCATTGGTGTAAATAATCCGCTCTCGTCAGGAGAAATCGTCTCTCCGGTTGAATAAGAAAGAGAAGTGTAAGTGCCTGTTATCTGATATGCGTTGCCGCCGATAAGTTTTGCTTTACCTGTTTCATGATTGTAAGCATTAAATCCTCTCGTGATATGCTCGTTCGTGCAAACACTCATCAGTTCACCTGCATTGTACGCATAATACGACTTCTGAAAAAATTTCTTAAACCATGCGACACCTGCACCTGCAGTTGTTTGTTCGAGAGAGTAGATGTAGTTGGCGATTATTGAGCCGAACATTTGCGTAAGATCAAAAGATTGTGCATTTCGCATCTCCACAGTGATTGTCGACCCTGTAGCGTCTACACCATCTTTTCTTATACCGATCATATAAGTTCTGCTGTCGTTGTCTGCCTTTGCCGATAATATCGCAGTATACGATGTAAATAAGGTTGTAAGTTTCTTACGAATGACATTTCTTGCAGAATCAAACTTTTGCGTCGAGAAATATGGCATCAAGAAGATAGTCTCAGCGTCTTCATTCGCTCTTGCGTCAACCATAACAAGATACTTATGCTCTGAAACAACTCCTGCTGAAGTGTCATTATAATATACTCCCTCGCTAGACGTAGTCCCATCGCAAGTATATGACAGGACATTTTCAGAAACAGAAATCGTACCCTGTCCTACTTTAGACCAATACGATGCGCTTTCAAAGTTTCCATTCTGTACCAACTGATTCCATACAATCGTTCCACCAACAATCTTATCATTCAGTCTGTTACCGATGTCTGCAGAACCGCCTGCTGTGCGGAAGTTGTAAGGGACTTTGTCCGTTATACCGACTGTCGCATTCAACTGATCAGATGTACCTGCATTCAGACTTTGATATGAGCCATCAGTCTTTGCGACCTTGCTTACTTCGATTGTAGAATCTTTCACATTTCCTGCTCCATCAAGAGCAGCAACATTGTTGTTTGCGCCATTCTCGACCTGAGGGATCGTATAAGTATCAGGTAAGCCGGGAAATTGAATTGTTTTGAGCTTTTTGTTTGCCATTATTCAGTTACCTCCGTAATCACAATATTTCCTGAATCAGTATCTGTGAAGCCGATACCACCTGCTATACCTGCCCAAGCACTCGTACCATCACCGAGTGCAGTTAGTACTGTTCCTGCAGCAGCATTATCAGAATCAACGCCGACGAGAAGCTTATCATTTGACTTAACAACATCAATGTTCTTGTTGCCGTCAATCACTTTGTCAAGCGAATCTACGTCAGGTTCGACATTCTGCTCAATCGCACTGAACGTTTTTTGACCAAATAATACATTCGTGAGTTTGATTGTAGCTTTTGTTGCCATATCGTATCCTCCTTATATTTTTACTAATTGACATGTAATACTTCTTGCAAGCTGGCCAGTATTAAACAAAGGATGATTTCCTTTTTTCTTAGCAGCGACACTCGAAGCATTCGGAGCAAGGCGACCATCATTTGAATAGATGATCTCTCTTGCATAGTTCTCCATTCGAATACAAAGCTTTTTGAGCTCTCGCTCAATTGCAGATTCCTTCAAACCTGAATCAAGAAAAGCATCAATGCATTTCGCAATCGTTGGTTGAAGCAATTCATGATTTGCATAATCGAGTGTCATTTGGAGAACTGGACGAGCTGGAATATGACGAAGTGGCGAACCGTTTTCATGTATGAACATGAGCTCTGCATTCGTCAAACCAATTCGTACTTTTTCTTTTCGTTTTGAATGAATTGAGATTACACCAATCTCAATCTGATACTCAGGCAATTTCTTTACAGCATCATAAATCTCTTTCATACATCTGTCAGAGTAATAACGATATTGCCATCACTATCAGGATCAGAATATATTGTATGAATTGCTTCAAGAGTAGTCACTCTTGAATCAAGACCTTGAACTTTGCCATCGAGTTCATTGTAATTCGCAGTGATTTGACCTTGAAGCAGAGTATCAGTATTTTGCCGTGTTGTCGCCTCAGATGTGATATTAGATTGAAGTGTAGTATCTGCGGCTTGTCGAGCAGAAACTTCAGCTGTTATCGCATCATTTGCATCTTTGATATTAGTTTCAGCCTGAAGTATTCTTGTTTTCAGACTTTCAATTTCAGCATCATCTTGTGAAACACGTTCAATGTTTTCTTCAATCCCATCTTCAATGTTGTTCATGTTTTTCGCATTGAGCTGCGTCAAGTTATTTGTCCAATGAGTTCGCACGTATGCCATTCGTTAACCTCCTTTTCATATTCTCAATCACTCTCAACAACAAAGCGTGGTATCGGGAGGCAAGTATCGACCTGCGCACTGTTATCGAGAGCTTTGCAAGGAGAACCTCCTCAAAACGTGTACTCGGAATACACGTGATGAGCATTTGAAGTATTCCAGAATTAAACTGGATGAGCTAAATAATATATTCCATTATATTAGTCTCTCACGTTTAATCCTGGAAATATATCATTTGATCGATTTTACGACCTTAATGATTTTCTGAATTCTTTGAGCTCTCTGAGAATCCTTGACATACTGTTTGTCGAGATCAATACCTGCAGAGCAAGTCTTTCCATCTGAGCCTGCATTAAATGTCATCGGAATACCAAGCTTGTCCATCTCATCATCGATTCGATCAAGCGTCTTTACGAACTGATCGAACGGCATGTTTGCTTGAACCTGATAATGTACTCGACCGAATGTAGTAAGAACTTTCGTGTCGATTTTAATATTCAGAATTCTCAAGAGTGACTCAAACTTGTTGATAGCTTCCTTTGTAGGAAGAATGAGCGCATCATTAACAGAATCAACATTGCATTCAATGCGTGTACGCTGATTAGGTTTTGCAATTCTAAAATCCCAAGCAAATCTATATGCAGGTATTTTTTCTGCGTATTTCTTTGCTTTTGTAATTGCTTCATTCTCAGAATTTGCTTTTACATTAAAGATAATGTCAAAACCAGGCTCATCATCATAATCTCCAGGAACAAGTGCAAGAACTCTAAATGTCTGTTTTATATCTTTCATAGAATCAGAAATTTTTTTCATAATCCATTTATACTTTCCTTTTGCATGAGTAAAACGTTTTGCTTGTTCCTCAGTGAATATATCTGCTTCTGCCTCTGTGCTATATCTTGCAGAACCTTGTAATTTTGCAAATAATGCTCTGTAATTATTCCATGTTCCATCTGCATAAACAACATATCTTGCTTCATCTTTCACAGAGTCCGTAAAGTATGCATTGAGTTCAGTAGTTTCGTATGTGTCAGGCTTTGCGTAAATCGAAACCATGAATCGATCGTCATAACCTTCAATAGAAAATGTGTAATCTTTGCGCATCATTCCATCACCAGTTTTGAACCAACCTTTAATTGATTCACGTACAACTTTAACAGGAAATTCTGCCCAAAGTTTCGCAATACGCTCAAACTCTTTGACAAATTCTGCAATGTCATAGTCCTTGTTACGAATAAATGTTGACTTATGATTGAGAAAATTCTGAAGATCACGCTTAACTTTTGCAGGAAGATGATTTGCGTCTTTTACAGAATCCGTGATCTCAGCTCGAGTGTATTCTTTGATAATATAGAGCACATCGCCATAATCTGCATTTGCAATGCCAGTTCTCTTCTTAATATATTCAAGAATTGCATCTGCGTCTTTGTGTTTATCAAACTTATTTCCATTCTGTTCAATAAACTCTTTCACAACTCGAATATTCTTTCTTGTGTCATCAAAGTCTTTACACTTTGAATCAACAATGCGTGCGATTCCTGCTCGACCTTGCTCGCAGAGTGCGACATGATTTCCACGAATGTTTCTTTGACAAGGATTCGTTTCATCAGCAATATCACAGTCATAACCACATGAAAGATCAGTGTGCTCACCGTTTTCGATCTCTTGAATTGTCTGCTCGTCAGTAATGACAAGATTTCCGAGAATGACAGGCTGTCCGTCGACTTCACCTCGATGAACGTCTCTCACAAAACCGACTGCGTATTCTTTGTAGTTGTGAACGTTTACGTCTTCATCAGGATGCTCGACTGTGACGGGCTTATTCTCAAATGAAGCGAGTGTTTGAGGTGAAAATACCTCGTCTTCAGTGCGATCAACTTCAATTTCAGTCTCATCGTCAGAGTCTTTGAAAATCTCATTCTTTCTATATGTCTGCTTACCTGTACGAGCAAGAATTGCGTCTGTGCAGATCAAATAGCCTTCAGGAGTTTTGCAACGATGTTTGCTAAGACGTTCATTTATCAGAATTTTCATGAACGTAATTCTCCTTTCAACTTATTCCTTATATAAATATTATAATATACTCTGTAATCAAAAGTATAATCAAAGCATTAAATAAGATAACCCACGTTAAATTCTGAGACCGTATATAATATAAATCATTATATTCGTATTCAAGATTTAACGTGGGTAATTCTTAGATACTCAGATCAATGACCCCAAACCTTGTGTTGATAGTCATCGAACAAGCATACTTGTGTTTGTCAAATGTTGACTCAAAATTCATGATTGCCGTAACATCTGGATGTTCTGTTACGATTTTAGCAACAAAGATGTCCATCTCTGCTTTTGTCTTGATCTTGTCGATCAACGGAATACCATACGAAATATTATACCATAGCTCACCTTTCAACACACTCAGACGTTCAGTGAGTGAAGCAGCAGTTCCTTCAGATTGATCAACATAGCTCTCATGTTGTTCATTCTCAAAGATCGCAGTTCCATCAGGATTCTTTCCTTTTGAGCCGAACCAAATGACGTTTCCGTTAACAATGTTTCGACATCTCATGCCACAAATACCCCCATGTCAAATGCATTCGCAGACAGTAAACTGTCAAAGATCGCAAGATTTTGCACACCGTGAATTGTATATGTATATTGAATTCCTGCACTCTCAACTGTGAGCATTCCTGCCAAGAACATTCTTCTTACGTCTTCAGACGGAGAATAGATCGAATCTTCGAGGTTGATAAGCTGCATATTGCATTGAGCAGACGTTGTATCAGTCAAAATGAATACAGGAAGTCCAACACTCTTATAGAATGCATTGAGCTCAGCATACGTGCCATCGAAGTAGTTCTTAATGACCGTGCATTTGATAAAGATCAAGAAGTCTCTATTGTTCAAGTTGAGCATATATTCTGTGCCATTCACAATGAGTGAGAATTGTCTGCGTAAACCAAATAGACTTCCGATTTTGTCAAGAATATCTGCAGCTTTGCCCTCATCAGAATCAGGAATTCCATTTAGAAAAAGCAAATAATGTTCGTTCGAATCGTACGACTGATTGTGAGCTTGTACACAGTTTAGATCGAAGATATTGAGAAGCTCAAAAAGTCTGTCAATTGTTCCTGTAATTGACGAACCTTCTGATACTCGAAGTGAATCTCTTACAACTTGCGCATCACTCGCAACGAGTTCTTCACCAACAAGGAGTTGATACCAAATTCTGAAGTGCTCGACAAAACCGAATGAGTTACGCAAATAAAGCGGGAGTTTTTGCTCATAGTATGAGAACGGTCTGAGCTTATCATTTAATACACTTATGCCTGTCATATCGCATCACCCCTCAATTGAAATGACGTAGTTATTGCCGGTCTTTGTATATATGATGTTCGAGACCATGTATTCCTTGTCGTCATATGTGAAAGTATTATTCTCAGTCAAAGGATAAATGTTTGAGTTCTCATCAATTACGCAGTTATTACAAAGACTGAATGAAACGTCACTGATTGTAAATGCACCATTCGAGATTGCATAAGTGTTGCTTCCGCCAGTCACTGTACCAGTGCATTTCACAAAGAATCGAGTGTACTTGTAATATGCGATGTTGTTCGAATGTGTTGCGGCACTTGCAGAGACCACAGAGTATGTTGCTTTTCCTTTGAACATCGGATCAGCATAGATTGTTTGCACAAGTAATTCATTTGCTGCAAGAGGTGTGTCAAGCAATTGCTCATTCGCGTATGACATAATCGAATTTGCGATCAATGTGAACTCATCTGTTGAGAAGAATGAATACGGTGTAATTGTAATTGTTATGATCGGATGAATTGATGAAGCCTGCTTCCAATAAACATACTGATCAAGAATTTCCTGATGAACATCACTTACTTCAGCAATGTATTTGTAGCTCTTTGCAGTTGCAGAAGAATCGAGACATTCACAAGAATGAATACCCGGAGTAAGTTTTTCATAAATCAATGTACCAATACTCGAATCAGGAATCGTTTTGCCTTCATCAACTCGAACAACAACATAGATCGAGTGCTTGTCAAGCGTTGAGCCGTCGCTCAAAGTCTGATCAGTGCTCGTATTGTTGTTGAAGATCTTTACATCTTTGATGCCTGAGATTCCAAGCAATGCGCCTGTAAGTGAGCCGAGAGTTGTAGTACCTGCAGCTGCAGAACTCTGAGCTCGTCTTGCTCTCAATGCTCCATCAGACTCAGCTTCAGTACCAAGATTTGCAGCAATAGGCTGTTCAACAGTTATCGGCATTGATGCGTCAATCATTTGATAAATCCATCCTGCAGGTGCCTGAATGACACCTTCCTGTGAGCAGAAAACTTGTAATGACACAGTCTGATTCGGAGTAAACGTTTGATCGTTCTCAACTTTCCATTCAAGTCCAGACTTATCAATGAAAATCAGATCTTGCGCAGGAATTGTGACTTGCGAACTGCCTGTGTATGTGACATTCAAGTATGCATTCGACTTTGTTGCAGGTTTACGAACAACATTGGAAAGTGCGCAGAGTGTGTCAAGATAAACACCGGAAGCCGTTTCGACATCGAGATTCGCGTACATAATGTTCATACTCTGTAAAAGATTGTTGATGATGAGTGCGAGATCATTGACGAAGATACCATCAGCTGAGCCTGTACTTAGATCAATATCTGAACCGTAGATTGATTTATATCGATCAATAAGCGCAGCACGTACTTGTGTGAATGTCGCGATTTTCAATCCTGCATTCGTGAGCTTAATGAACTCATCAATGTTGACAATATTGTTTTGAAGCATGTTTACTACCTCCTTAGATTGTTCCAATTATGATTCCATAAGACGTAGAATGTTTTTGCGCTGTATCAGTGTTCTGTAAAATTTGACCTTGTTTCGCTCTTCGATAATTTGCTCGAAAATCATCATCGCAGAACAGTACAAGAACGTAGTCACCAGTGTTGATTGCGATATTTGAAAGTGCGTATGTTTGGAAAGAGATATTCGAATTGTTAATCGATGTGCACATATATGATGTAAGACCGTCCATGCCAGATTTTGTCGATGTGACTTTGCAAACATCAGCAACATGCGTGTCTTTCATCACGTTCGCCTTAAGCGTAAGCAAAACTCGCAAAAAGTCAGAACTTGTCGTTTCATTTCCTATTGGACCGCTCATTTTAACCTCCCATATAGCTCGAGATAAGATTTCTCGATTTTGCAGTAATATTCAATGAGAACTCCGAGCTTCTATTTTGAAGTCGATACTCCATTTCGTAGATCATATAGCATCCGTCTTTGTCAAGATAGTGTCCATAATTCTTTGAGACCTCAGAGCTCGAATCTACCGACGTATTTAACAACGCATTGTCGATCTTAATTACATCGCCACACATAAATGCAAATGTCGGAAGAATTGTCAAGCTTATACCATCTGAAGTCAGTCTTGGATATCCACCGCTAAGATCGATCTGATCATTTCGAAGTGTGATGATTCTTGCGTTTGATTTATTCGCATTAAAGAGTGAGACAATTGAGTTTGAATCGATTGAGCTATCAGAGTTCGCAATGAATGAGTTATTTGTTTGTGTGAGTTTTTCGATCCATGATCCTGCAGTGTCGTTCACATTCATGATATCTTGCAAGAATGTTTTCTTCAACTGTTCAGATATAGTCGCATTCATAATTCCAGCTCGTCTGCATACGAACTTGACTGCAGAATACATATTGATACCTGAGTTTAGCGTAAGATTGATTCTTGATTGACCATATCGAGCAACAAGTTTGCTTGCACAAAGAATAATGACCGTGTTCGTTTTCTTGTCATCGAGTGAGTTTGAAATATAAAGCACTCCACCATCGAAAATTGTCTGCACATTCGCATCTCGATATCCGCATTTGACCGTGACATCATAGAACTCACCGCTTATGATCTGAACGAGTTCACTGTATGTGAGATTGCTGAGTTTGATCGTGCAAGAATCTTTTAATGTGCTCATATATTTGTTAACGACAATATCGATATTCAGATCATCTTTACCATTACGCCAATTCGATCCAAATACCATCTGACGCTTCATCTTTCTGCTTGTGAGTGTGACCTCTAAAATTCGCATCCATGCTTTCATTATATCACCTTAATACAGAATCGCATTCTTAATAATCTCAGTCACAGCGTTTATGAAATCCTCAGGCTTCATTCCTGAAACAAGAATGTAGTAGTTTCTGAG